AAAGAAGTTGTTGGGCTGCCTATAACAGAACTATAAATATAAACCTTTACAGAGTCTAAAGCTGGCGGAGTGTCAAAAGAGAATGTAACAATATTTGTAGTAGTTACTTCCCATGTAGCAGCTATTACTTGATATGGGCTTGCTGCTTGCCTAGCTTGAATGAACACATCTCTTGTGCCTAAGCTATGTACCACTGGAATAGTGTCATCAACGCCATTGCCTATAATCCCAGTATATGTAGTTCCTTCTAGGTCAGGGAAAGACGAACCAGCTAAAGCAGCATATATGGCAACTCTTACAGACGATGCACCGGGTGCACTATCAAAATATAAAATAATACTATTATCGGTAGTTGCTTCCCAATATGTAGAGAATGATGAATATGGCGAATTTGCTTCTGTAGTAGATACGAATACGTCTCTTGTAGCTAAGTTGTGAATAATTGTAAATGTAGTTTGAGTTCCATCTCCAATGGTGGAGAAATAGGCACTTCCTTCAACGCTTGGGATTGGAGCACTGCCTGCTGCCCATGTTCCGTTTTCTTGATATACCAAAACTTGATTTGGAGTTGCTGATCCAATTACTACGTCAGTTAAATCATCAAGAGAAGCTACAGTTGATGCAACTCCTGGAATGTATTTATTTAAAGCTGAACTATATTTGAGAACATTTGTATCTGATGGGGTAGCTGCATCTATTTCAATTCCATCGAGAATAAAGCTATTTGTTGTTATAGATCCAGATACAGTTAAAGATGTTGCAGTTCTAGTTCCATCTGTGCGAAGGTATTGAGTGTGATCGTCGTCACTAAGTCCTGTCATTGAACCATGATCAGACACTGCTGTTGCTGATCCACCAGCACCCGTGCTAATTACCTGTCTAAGATCTAAAAGATTTACAAAATTTGTTTTAGGACTATTATCATAAGCGTTTGCTGTTTGAAAGACTATTTTATACAACGGCCTAAATTCAACTATAGGAAATCCAGTTAAGTCTAATTCATCCCAAGTTGATGCTTCTGCTGATCCCTTATCAGTATATTGCGCTTGACCCATTATTGCTAAGACTGGTTCACCTAAATTATTGGTAGCAACTACAAACATTACTCCATATTTATTATTATCAATTGGAGTGGCTGACCAAGTGCCCGCAGTATTTAAGTTGTATTCTGCTCTTGTTCCACTATTTTTAATTGGAAACTGAGTAGCTGTATCTTTTTTCCAATTGCCGTTTACCTTATAAAAAACTGGTATATAAGCACCGGCTTGAAGCCTTTGTTGCCAAGTGTTTGCTGTTGGAGACGCAGAGTGTTCAATGTCAACTTGAAGATCTTCATCAAAGAATGTTCCGTCAGCAATGTCTATTTGAGCGTGAGTAGGAAGTGAACCATCCCCAACTAAAGTATAATTGTTTGCGCCAAAACCGTTTGCAATTGCTGCACCACGTGTTCTGTGTAAGTATTCATGAGTAGCCCAGTCAAGAGTTACTCCATGTCTTTCATCTGCAAAGAAGTAAGCTTTATTATCTACGTTGTTCCAATATATATATGCGGTGGGTGCGTCTTCGTCCCAAACAAAAAAACTAGTGCGATAAGAAAGAACTCCTGAAGAATTAAAATAAATATAATATAGACCAGAAGTATCTGGTATCTGAACTGTTTCAGTTCCAGTTTTTACAAAACGCTTTCCAGCACACCAAACAGTAAAAGAAGTAGAAACAGGAGCTATAGAAAAAGTGCGAGTTCCCTCATTAAAAGAGATAGTACTTTCTGTTTTATCTTCATGGCCCATTGGCTCATTTGAAGGACGAACTGTATTAACCCAAGCCGCTCCATCATATTCAAGTATCTGTCCATTTTGAGCTGATGTTATAGATACGTCAGACACGTTGTCTATTGAACCACTGAATGAAATATTTGGTGTTGCGTTTTCTCCAGAGTTATTTGTAATTGTTATACCATTAGAACCTGTTAGGTTAGATACATAATCACCAATGGTATCTGTTGCTAAATTAACTGGATCATTAAACCAATTAGATCCGTTATATCTTAAAAAGTTTCCATCTGCTGCATCAGTAATATTTACATCTGAAAGATCTGATATTCCATGATTGGAAATATCAGATACAGTACCAGTTACATCTCCGGTGAGGTCAGCATTTACAACATTGAAAGTAACTGTATCAGTAGTCCCAACTGGCTGTCCTATTGATATATTAGGCGTTGCACCTTCGCCAGAATTATTGGTAATTGTTACGCCGGTACCAGCCACTAAATTCTTAGTATAGTCGCCAACAGTATCTGTGTTTAAATCTATTGCGTCATTAACCCACGATGTACCGTTCCACTTTAAGAATTGCCCGCTACTTGGTGTTGCATCTACATCATTTAAAGCATTGATTCCATGATTAGTTATGCTAGAAACTTCTCCAGTTACATTGCCAGTTACATTTCCAACAACGCTACCAGTTAAGTTACCAGTTAAGTTACCAGTTACATTACCCGTCAAAGGTGCTGTTACGCCAGCAAAGGTTACGGTGTCAGTAGTTGCTACTGGTTGGCCTATAGAAATACTAGGAGTAGAACCTTCTCCAAAAGTCTGGGAAATTGAAACGCCCGTACCGGCAGTCAGGTTTGTCACATAATCACCAACAGTATGAAGGCCAAGTGTTACTGAATTTGCTACAATAGAATTTAAATCTAAATAAGTAGTTCCATCATTTGTAAACTGCCATTTATCTAATGCTTCATTCCATCTTATCTGAACATTATCTGATGTGCCACGCTCAACTTCAATGCCGGCGTTTAATATTGGAGCACTCGTTACATTAGAATTTAATACTAGAATATTATCTTCAATAAGAACTTCAGCTACATTTAAGCTTACAGTGTCTCCACTAATTATTAAATCTCCACCAACGGTAAGATTAGAACTAATTGTTACATCGTCCTCAGTACTAATTTGAGTTTCATTATCCTGCAGCCAAGACCATGTGGTAGAAATTAAGTTATCATTTTCATCTTTATAATAAACTATCCCATTAACTGGGTCTAAGGCAATTTGACCCTGAACAATATTAGGGGGATTAGGTAAAGACATAAGAATTTTCTTTCATTTAATTAAAAACAATTAATAAACAATATTAAAAAGTTCCACCATCAAGAGTATAGTTACCAGCAGCTACGTTATCTAATACTGAGCTATAAGCCTGTACATTGGTCCCAATGGCCAATCCAAGGGCTGTACGGGCGTCTGAGGCACTTGTGGAGCCAGTTCCACCGTTAGCTATGGCTATTGCTGTACCATTCCATGTACCAGTTGCTATTGTGCCTACCGAGGTAAGGCTTGATGCAGTTACTCCTGAGCCAAGAGTTGATCCAGACAATACAGAAGTTCCTGCGATCAAGAATGACTTTCCAGTTAGAAGGTTCATGTTTTCTGATGAAGTCCATGCGTCAGTTGCGTCAACCCAGTTGAAGGTCTTGTCTGTTGCACCCTTGAGCGTAAGACCACCGCCATCAGCACCTGCATCTGTTGGGCTTACAACTGAACCAAGCTCAATGTTCTTGTCATCAACCGTAATGGTTGTTGAGTTAATTGTAGTTGTTGTGCCATTAACCGTTAAATCGCCTGAAAGAGTAAGAGATGTACCAGATACCGCACCAGTAAATATTGCACCCGAAAGTGCTGCAACATCTGCAGCTAAGGCAACTGTACCCGTAGCATCTGGGAGAGTAATTGTGCGGTCTGCGGTTGGATCAGTGATTGCAAGAGTTGTTTCAAAGTCATTTGCGGTTGCACCCTCAAAGACTATCGAACCATCATTGAATACTGCTCCAGTAATTACTGGGCTAGTAAGCGTTTTATTACTAAGAGTCTGAGTATCACTTGTTCCAACAACATTTCCAGTAACGCCATGCACTGAAGTTGTAGCTGATGAGTGAGTTGATACATATCCTGAAGCAGTTGATTCTGCATTGGTTTGTGCGGTAGCAGCTGCACCATATGCATCATAGGTGTTAGTTGTTACTGAAATCACACCTGTTGAATCAGTATAAGTAAGACCTGTTCCAACTGAGTTCCCTATAGCATCTTGAGCAGCTTCGTTGAAATCTGTAACCGCACTTGCTGGAATAGCAATTGTTGCAGTTCCAGCTGCTGTCAAGCGACCCTGGGCATCAACGGTAAAGGTTGATACGGCAGTTGCGGAACCGAATGAACCAGCTGATACTGTAGTATTGTCAAGATTTAAAGTAAGTGTGTCAGTTGCAGAGGCTACCGATGTTAGTCCCGTGCCTCCAACTATGACAAATGTATCGCCACCAGAAATGGTCAGATTGTCACCTTCATCTGCATCAACTGTAAATGAAGTAGAGATAGAAGCTGTTCCAGCTGCTGTCAAGCGACCTTGAGCATCAACTGTAAACGTTGGGATTGCGCTAGCTGAACCATAAGATCCAGCTGTTACTGCTGTATTGTCAAGATTGATTGTTATAGTGTCTGTAGAGGAACCAGCAGATGAAAGACCAGTTCCACCAGAGATTGTTAAAGTGTCTGTTCCTGTCGTTATTGTTTGATTTGTGCCACCATCGCCTGCAACCGTAAATGTCGTTGCAACTCCAGTAATTGCAGTGTCGACATAAAGTTTAGTCGTAGCATGCGCATTTTCGGTTGGAGTTGCAACTGATAATGTTCCAGAAAATGTTTTATTTCCAGAAATTGTTTGAGCAGTGCCCAATGTAGCAAATGCGCCTGTTCCAGCAATAGCTTCTACGGTAGTTGCGGTTCCGCCTGCTCCACCAGTACCCTTGCCATAATAAAGGGTATTGTCTATTTCGTTAAATGCCAGTTCTGCGTTCTGTAATGATTCGGGTGCACCGGCAATTCCAGATGCTCTTCTCTTGATTCTAATTGTATTTGCCATTTTTAAAAATTTCCTCCATCAGTAAGATTGGATATATTGCTCGAATTTATCCAATTTGACCCATTATATTTAAGTACATCACCGTTAGCAACAGAAGTAATAGTAACGTTATTCAGTCCATTTAGACTTTCTGATGCAGCAATTCTATCTTTAATGGTTAAATGAGACCCTGCTGGATTTATTCCCAGTACTGTCTGGACTGCTTCTATAGCATCGTTTGCGTTTGCATGTTGCAAATGATGCGGTACGGTTACAGAATCTAAGGTGTCAGTTGACGAAGGATTCTGTAAAACGTCTAAAGAATTTGGATAATTTGTAGCCATTTTAAACCTTTATAAAGATATAATTTTATTTGAGCCATTGCTCCAGTTTATAGTAATGTCTGTTGTTGCATTTATTCCTAAAAAAGGTAGACCAGTTGCAGTATCTATATAAGCTAAAAGTCTAGACGTTGAATCAGTGCCAGAATCTTTATAGATTACTAAAGCTTTAAATGCAGATCCATCATAATTTGACACTGGTGCATTGTCAGCGTCTATTACTCCTAAAATATTTGTTACGTTTGTTAACGAAGAAGTTCTTTGTTTTATGTAAGAACTAGAAATATTAGAAACAAACTGATCAACATTTTGATTAGGAACATAAGACTCTGTAACTAAAAGAACTTTTAAAGAATCAGAAGAAATATTAAATTCACCATTTAATAAAGATTGTTTTGCTTTTCCATATATAAAGTTAGCCACTTTAAATACCTATATCTTTAGAAGCTATGATTCTATATTTATATCCTGTTTCAAAATAATCTTTATCATCTGAATAATACGATGGTGTAGCATCCAGAGATGGAAAGTCTACATAAACTTCTGGCTTCCAGGAATGCATTGACACATTAGCTGACAAATTCTGCCATCTTGATGGCTGACTTTGAATTGGTTTTCTTTGAACTTTAAAATATGCAGTATTTAAAAAGTTGCTTGCAGGTCTAGAGCTAAAAGATATAATCACTCTTCCATTATTGTATGCATTATCTAAATAAAATTCTCCATTTTCTGGATCAACACCAGTTATATAGAATCTTGGATTCTTTGCAAGAATTTGAACGGTAGTAAAAGCGTCTGTCCTAATAGAGTGATCTTCTATCAGCAGTTCTTGGATTAAAGGAACTGTATAAGAGTTGAAGTCGGATGGAGTTGCTGATTCTGCTTGACAAAATACTATTTGTTCTTCCGTGATAGATTCATTAGCTGCATCAAGAAAGTTAGTTAATCTAATCCTATATTCTTTACCAGATTGCCTAACTGCATCCCAGTATAATTTTAATGTTCTTGAAATTTGATTATAATCTGCAATTGTATTTATTTGCAAAAATGGATTAGCTAAATTAGAAGGTGTTGCATCGGTCGTCTGTACTACAAAGTTAGCGTTTGTAAGACTAGAAATTTTTATGGTCTTACCAAATCTAATAACAACCATATTGTTATCGACAATAGCGTATTCAATCAAAGGAAGTGACACATTTATCTCCTGTTTATAATATTCATCTTAGATAGTAACGAATTAAGCCGGTAATAACAACAGAGGAGTGGCTCGAAAGCCACTCCTCTGTCACTAGGGTGTCGTAACTATAACGGACCCTAAGGTTTATTAGTTACCGATATTGTTAGTAACACTGACCTCGTAGTTGCGAGCGAGTCTAACGTTCTTAGCAACTGTGATACCCTCACCGTCACCAAGCATTACGATGTCATAACGCTCTTTCATCTTCATCTGACGAATGTCACGGCTAGGATCATCGAACTGATCTGTGCTCATGTCATCCTTGACAAGAATGGTTCCAACCTCATTGCGGTCGATCAAGAAAAGATCTGACTTAGCTGCGGTTGCACCAGACTTAGCTGTGAAGCTTACGAAAGGTGAAACAATAACATTCAATCCCATTGGAGCACTTGCATTCAGTGCAGCATCAGCGTTTCCGGGACGATAGCCCCAGCTGGTGTTGACTGCAGATGCAGCGCCACCCATGTGGAAGATAGCATCCTTAAGGAATACTGACCACATTAATGGGTGAAGAATAAAGTCTGTAGGAACATGCTTTTCTGCCATGAGTACAGCAGCCATGTCAACAACGTCATCCCAGCGAATGGTATCGTTGGCTACGCCATCAATATCAAGACCGGTTGTGTTATCGTATGTGCTTGTAATGTCATCGTTGTCGAAAACAATAGTTGCAGCATCTTTGAAACGGCTCAATGCAATCTGCTCCTTAAGACGGGCCATAGCACGTCCTGCAGCTCTTACGTGGAGACCGACAATGTCCCAGAGTGAATCAGCAATGACTTCTTCAGTGAATGAAAGCTTGACACCCTTCTTGGATACCTTGCCCTCAATCTGCTTTGCGAAGGCTAATGCCTGCTCTGGATATTCTTGTCCTTCTGGGATCTCAGCAGCTTGAATTGCGTTTACTGCAGGAAACTCCAAAGAGCGTCCTTTTCCTAAACGGACTGTTGAAAGAAGTGGCGTAACCAATAATTGTGGTTCTGCTGCTTCTCTAAGAGTACGTGAGATAACCTTAGGGAAAAGGGCAGCTGCGTCTGACGATGCAAATGCTTCCTTAATTGTTACTCTGTTGTTCTCGTCAATGTGTCCGTCTTCGGCCAGCGCGGCTTCCCAAGCTGGGAGACCCGAGAGGAGCTCTTGGATTGTTTTGCTCATCTTAGGATTATTCCTTCTGTTAGTGTTTTTCTTTTTTTATTTTATTAAAGTGTGAGATTAACGCGGAATGCGCCAATTACGTTGGTAACATCCAAATTACTACGGATACCAAGCTTGCCTGAATAAGCACCTGAACGCGTAAGTTCAAATACGGTCTTCAAAGCACCTGGGTCCGAAGGAAGTTGCATGTAGGAAAGCAAGCCATCATCAAAGTTGGTTGCAAACTGTTCTACCTCTATGACCTTACCAACTTGAAGGTAAGAATAGACATCGCTACCACTAAGGAAGTTGGTAGTAGCTGCTTTTACTGGGCGACCCATGTGGTCTGCTCTAATGAGCGAACCGACTGTGACGTCAGCATTAATTCCTGTTACCATTGGGTACTCTACGTAACCATGGGTAATGAAACCTGCACCCTGTGAGGTACCTTTATCGAATGGACGGTAAAGGTCATACTGTGCAACACCAATTGGAACTGATCTTGCACCAACAGTAACTGTATCGCCTGATGGGGTTGCAGTTGGCGTTGCACCTGCTAATGGATCCCAACCGGAAATTGTATCGCCCCAAGCTTGTGACGAACCTGTACCATTGGCAGGAACTACCATTGCATCGCCGCTTGCATTAGCAACGACTGATAAAATGGTTCCCTTTGGAATAACGATCTCGAAACGATCATCTTCACTGTCTGTGTACCATGTTGGAAGACCTTGGCTTGGAAGCAAGTAAGCTGCTGGGGCAATACCCTCAGAAACTACAAAGCGACCTGATCCGGTCTTGGTTCCAACTTTACGAAATTTTGCTAAACTCATTTAATTTTCTCCTTGTATTATTATTAAAGTTTACGACGACCCATGAGAGCATCTACAAAAAGTTGCTCTGGAGTTTTTATTTCATCTTCTTGAACTAGATCTTCCTGCTTATCTAAAGTGTAGACATTGTCTTCACCTTCAACTACAGTAAGTTCAGAGTTAATTTCTGGCATTGTTCCTTTGGCTGATTTAGCCATTGGAAGTTTTGCAAGATCTCTTAATGAATCAGCTAGTGAAGTAGCGCTACGTGTTAAGTGCTCTCCAATAAGTTCTTCTCTAAGTTCATGGGATTCAATTCCAGTTGCAATCTTTGTATCAACAACTCTCTCGACGAGAGTTCTATGCATTGCGCTCTTGAGTTTTTTGTTTTCTTCTTCAAGCTCTTGAAGTTTTTTGGTAACGTCGTCAACATCTTGCTCAGAGACTACTTTTTCGTCAGTGAGGTTTGTATTAGACTCTTCAGTTGCTTGAGTTTCTGCTTCAGCTGAGGCATTGGCGGAATCAACCACTTCTTCAGTAGGTACTTCTGCTTTTTCCACAGTTTCAGTAGACTCTTGCTCATCAGTAGCTGGTGCTGTCGATGAGTCTTTTGCAAGTTGTGCTTCAAGTTCAGCAATTTTTTCGTTTGCCTTTTTGAGAGCGTCAACTACTTGATCTTCTTCGGTCTTGATTGACTCTTCAGTTTCTGGAGCCTCAGTAGCTGGGGTTTCCTCAACTACCTCTTCAGCCTCCGGTGCTGTTTCTGGGTCTTGTGACTCTTCAACTTTTGTATTAGAAAGTGTTGATAGGTCTTGGCTTAATTCTTCTACAGTAGCCAAAATGTCATTATCTTTGACGTTTTCATTCATAGTGAGATTCTCCTCATGGACATCTTTATTATCATTCTCATCAGATAGTAATGCATCATTAGTACTAATGTAATTTTCACTTTCCTGTATAGCCATAGCGGAAAGAAATGCACCTTTTAAGTGCAAGTAAAGAGGTCTTGATTCTTTACTTTTTAGATTTGCGAAAAGCGATTCGTTTGCTTCTACAGAAAAGATATCTTCCTTGTCCATGCTAAGAACAAAGGCTGAACTTCTTGCTACCCACTCTGAATCAGATGTTGATATAGCATTTGATCCTGGTGTAGCAACAGCTCTAACGCTTGACTTAGAGTCTGCTGGCTGATTTACAAAAGAATACTCTTTAAACGATATATCTTGCATATCGATAAAAGCAAGCTTACCCTTATATACTTGACCCCTTTTGAAGCGAGCCATCTTTGGCTTTCCGCTTTCGTCAAGATTAGCAAGATCGTCACCACTGATTGAGCACACAGCTTTTCCAGCTCTTCCTCCAACGGATCCTGTCAAGTATCTCTTATCCATAACTTTTTGAACAGCTACTGGATCTGTAATAGCAATCTGCAAACGAACAAAAGATGAACCATCTTCTTCTTTATCCATTCTTGCTGCCATAACTCTACCTATGGGCTCAGAGTTAAGATCGTGATTGAGAATGATTGGCTTAGGGTAAGGCTCTACCCAAGACTGCAAAGCTTTTTCTAAAGCCTCTGCAGAATAGTTATTATAGTTTCCGTGTTAAACCTTCATGTATGGCTGCAACCTCAATGATTAAGCCTTGATTAGAATCAGATGATTCTTTAAATGAAAAATCCATTTTTGAGAAATCTGGAAGTTTAACTGTGAAATTTTCTATAAAGTCGAAACTCATTGGTTCTCCATATGCGCATAATTTAATTGCTTGAAATATATAGTAATTTACTTTTATAACATTAAACAATTTTATATAAAGATATCATATTTTTATATAGTTTTCAAATTGTAATAAGTTCTCTGTTGTCACCCATTTGTTGAAACTGGGGCAAAAGATTCTCGTGCATTATGTGAGCAGCATATATATAACTTGCACAATATAAGGAATAACCCTTTAAAGCTGCGTTCTTTGACCAACCAAGGTCTTCTCCTTGAGAATGTACCTCGTAGTCAATATTATTATAAACCTCTTTAGACATCATTTTAGCTGCCATTATTATATCAGATTTAAAATAACTTCCCAAAGGGTAATTGTCTTTTCTATAACCTCTAAAATCTTTTTGATCTATCCAATTCATGACACTTGGATATTTTGTATCAAAAGGAGTCATAAACATTAAGGGACTAACTGCGTCTGCTGTATCACCAATGTGTGCCATTAGTAGTTCTAATGTATTTGGGTTTTTTAATATTATGTCAGAATCAAGACTAAAATAATAATCAGGTTGAAGCTCTCTTACTCTTGATAAAAGAGAGTTTCTAAGATTTACCATATTTTCGTATTTTGAAATAGTCCACTGTCTTGAGTTGTCTTCGTGATTATAGTGAGGTATATCGTTTCGTTCTCTTATTTCAAACAAAGGAATTTCAGGATGATACTGTCTCCACAAATTCAACATTCTTACAGTTGCTTTATCGTCTGGTGACGTTTCAAAAATGAAACCAATCTTACTTAGAGGAATTGACTGTCTTTCAAGTGCTGCAAACCAAAGTGGTAAGATCCAATCTCTTTTGTAAATTGGACATCCTATTATTAACTTCATTATTCTGCTGTTTGTTTAGAGTCTTCTTTTACTTCAGCTGTTTTTTTTGCAGACACTTTTTTGTCTTCAATAATTTCAACAGCTTCAACAACCTTAATAGGCTCTTGCGCAGGAGATGATACTGCTACTGGAACATCAATAATATTATCGTCTTCAGCAACTTCTTCCATAGCGTAATCAAAAATTTCCATCATTCCGTCAATGATATCAACCAAAACTTGAAGAGCCAAACGTGTTTGACCGTTTTCTACTGCTACCTTAAAACCTTCAACAGCATCTTCTTTTAAGAGATACTGCTTTGATATTTCTGAAACTATTTTAATTGACATTTTTTTCCTCATTTACATTTTCTTGTTGTTGATCTTCTTGATCTTCTACTACCACTACATTATACTGCTCTTCGAGAAGATTTTCAACCATGCCAATCCAGGCAGAGTCTGATCTCTTGATGTTAGGTGAAGTTAAGCGACCCTGTTGATTTTGTGGTCTCATTACATTTCCTGCACCTTTTCTGTTTGAAGGCATATTTCTTTGCCCTTTTGATGCTGGAGTTTGTTTATCTCCATCCTTAACGACATCTTTACTAGTCTGAAGTTTTGCTTGAGTATCTGCTTGTGCGGCACCAACGTCAATCTGAACCTGACCTTGTGCTGACATAAACAGATCTTCTTTATCGACTTGTGGGTCTTCGCCAATCTTCATTCTTGCTTCTTCTAAGGTGATAAGAGAGTTTACATACTTTTGTATTATATGTGTTTCTTTCTTAACTTGAGTGTCAACATCTATCTCGTTAAATTTAAAATAGCATCTGTCTGATACAGATGAATCAATTGGGTTAATTATTGGATCAAATCCACCTTCAAATAATATTTCGTTAAAAACATTAAGTCTTATCATTTCTGCAAATTGCTTTTGGAAATGCTTAATCTTATCGTACAGTGCTGTATCTAATCTTTCTGAAGCAGATCTATTGCCACCACCCATGCTCATTCCAAGGTGATGTGGTGCAACTCCAAGTCCTACTGCAACTCTTTCTTTAAAGTGATTCAAGTAATTAGATGCATCAAGTGCTGCGTTTTGCGAACCTATGACTTCAACGTCATGTCTGAATGGAAGGATTAAACCACCTTCAGCTCTAAGGTTTTCAATCTCTATTGCTGCTTGATCTATTTCTTCTGGCTCAGCTGGCTGATCTGCAGTTCCGATTCTGTATTTATAAAGCGGGAACAATTCTCTATGCACTAGGTTCTGAATGTCTTCTTCGATCTGTCGCAATGCAACAACATCATCCAAAACGTTTGCTAAGAATGGAGTACCAAATATTCTTCCCGGTTTTCTGTCAAAGAATAAATGTATAACACTTTCAGCTGGCCACTTAGGATCTCTGTCCGTGGGCGCGTAAGTCATTGGATTAGTTCTCTGCAAATATGCTTTTGGCTTGTTGTGCTTGTCTCTTAGGATTCTTGCTTGCTCAGTTGGTATCAGATAATATCCAACAACTGGCTGTGCAGCACCTACTGGCTCTAATGCCTTAGGAAAATACTCTGCTAAATCAGCTCTAGCTTTAACAATAAACACGTTTGAAAATTTGAATAATTGATCAGATAAATCAATAAGAAAATCCAAAAATGGTCTTCTCATAGCCATTTCCATGTAGTCTATTCTCTGATACAAGTAGGCTACAGCTTCTGGATTTTCCCCAACAATCTGCCAACCTTCTTTCCAAAACAAGTCTTGATACTTGGCCATTGCCTGCTTGACATATGAGTCAGTGTCTATCGCCTGTATTATTCTATCAAAGTTATATGGAGAAGGTTCAAAGTTAGTTCTTCCAGTATAATAATAGTTTACGCCACGATAGCCCAAAGCAAAAGCTGCGACTCTCATTGCTTTGCTCAGTGATCCAATTTTATCTGGAGCTAGCTGAGCTGATTCAAAGTCGAACTCAGACAACTCAGATTTCTGGAAAGGTAAATATTGACGTAGTGCCATAAGCTAATTAGCTCCAAATTCTAAAGATAATACTGTATAGTACAGTTTATTATTCTTTAAATTCAGCTTTGTCTTTCGGACTCTTGAAATGTCTTCTTGATAATAATATCTTTAATAGCTTCAAGCCAAAAAACTGTCTCTGGTTCTGTAAAATCACTCTTGTAAGAAAGATTAGAGTTAGTAATCTTAATGGTGATATTCATTTCTTTTTCAGCAACAAGAGCTTCTTCTACCTGCTCTGCCAGCTCTTCTGGTAATACTGATTTTTTTGTCATTATTTTACTCTCTTTACGGTTTCTGCGGGCATATCGAACCCATCTGATTGTTCTTGCTTTTGCTGAAGCTGCATAGTAAGCTGCTTGATTGTCGCTTCTTTAACTACTACTTCTGTTATCAATAATCCAATTCTTTCTTGAAAAGATTGAACTATAAGGTTGATGTCTAAATTTGATTCATTCATGTACAAGATTATACCAGACGAGATTCTAGTTGTTCAACTTTTGCAGATAATTGTTGTATTGATTTCACAAGATATGGGATAAGCGTTTCTTGCACAATACCCCAAGCCTGCTTAGTTGGATCTTCTCCTCCGGGTATAACAGCATTGGGGATATGTTCATTCATTTGCTGTGCAATAAATCCAAAATGTTGACGCTCTGTTTCATCGTTTTTAAAAACAAATTTTGTAGTTTGAACGTTATTAATAAGGTTTAGTGCATTAACGTCTTCTTCAATTATATTTTTTAATCTAATATCTGATGGGTTATGTACCCCATAAGATGTATACCATCTTTCTGAAAAACTACCGGCGTTCGCCGTGCCTGTAATATTTATTGCTCCAGAACCGCCGTCTGCGTAACCATTTATTTTAACATTTTCATATAGAGTACTAAAAATTGTAATATCTTGATAATAGCTATTAATTAATCCATTTGAATTTATTGATACGCTAGAATATTTGCCAAACGAACTAGAACCGGCAGTTGTCGTTAGTGATGTTTCACCAATTGTATAACCACCAATTGTTCCTGCTGCCGCAGTTATAGTTCCTCGAAACGAAGCGTTTCCAGATCCATCTATTTTAAAATTTTTAGAAATGATTTGTCCGTTAGATAAATAAATTCCAGTACCTGCAGTTGAATATGTATCGGTGCCATTCCAATTAAAATTATTGGATTGTATTGCTCCAGTTGTAATTACGCCTCCAGATATTGAAGTTACGTTTGCATTAACTGCTGCTCCATTTATTTTGCCATCTGCTGTAACTTGCGCTGCTGCTGCTGCTGTTGCTGCGTCGTTTGCTGTAGTTACTGCTCCACTTATTGCGGTTGCTGTCTGAGAACCTATAGTTACGTTTCCAGCAATAGAAAGATTAGTCCCATCAAAAGCTAACTTATCCCCTAAAGAAAATCTACTAGATGTGTCTACATAAAAAGGAGTATCTGCGTTTGCGTATGTTCCAGTTCCTAAAAATATTTTATTTGTGCCTGCGTTAACTCCTCCAACTGTTCCACCAGAAACTGTAGCGTTGGTAATTACCGTTCCAGTAGTCTTTACGTTGGTTCCATCCCATTCAAAAAAATTAGTTGCATTGCCAACTTTAAAAATTGGCGTTCCTGCATTTGGAAGCCAATAGTTATGCGCGTTTAAGTTTATTGATGCCGCTGCTATTGAACCTCTTATTTGAGATGAATCAAAAATAGCTTGACCAGAACCAGATATCAACCACCCAGCACTTCCGGTTGTCCATTGAGTTCCATCAAAAGATCCATTATATGTAGAAGATTTAATAACAGAGGTTACTCCACCTAAAGTTATTGTGTGTGCACCTATTGTTCCTGCAGTAATTTTTGCTGCAGTTAAGCTAGAAATATATTGTTCCCCAATTAATGGAGTTGCACCAGAAGAAACCAGACTGGTATATGCGCCCACTGTTCCAGCACTATTAACTACTGCAACTCTTCCATAATATGTTTTAGGAGTAGAATCAGTAGAGTTAGTTACTGAGATTGTAAATACGTTAGCTTTGTTTTTACCAGTTGCTACTGGAGTTCCCGTTCCTGCAGGGTCGTCATATAGCTGATATGCATATGAATCTAGGTCAATGTCATTAACTGGATTAAAATAAAACATTACTGTTTCAAAATTTGCCGCAACTCCAAAACCAGTTATGGTTGATGGTACGGACAAAACTGCTGGAGTTTTTACTCGTATAGTTTCTGGTAAATCATCTACAGCTACTATCTCAGTATTCTTAGGCTTAAGAGCAAATAGATAGTTAGCGTCTGGCTTAAGTCCGTGTAATTGTTTTTTTAATAATTGTCATCGTATTACTCCGGTGCTCGTAAAAGATATTGAAGGATCTATCTCTTCTCTATTGAAAGAAAGTTTATAATTTTTACTGTACGCATGTTTTGTGATGGAAACTCCAGTTCCACTAGAAGCTTGGTTCTTGGTTGCAAGTACTTCAATCTCATAGGAAAAGGAACCATAATAATCATCATATGCACTTAAGCCCGTAACAGAAGTTTCGGTATTTAAATCTATAGTAAATATTGGAGTGTCCACAACAGCATTTGTACTATAAAGGTCTATTCCATTTGAAGTATAGACTACTGATTGCCCACTTGTTGTTGTAGAGGTCTTAATTATTTTAAGGTTTATCTTTCCTTTGTCTGGACCTTTATCTCCATAGATAATTAGTTTTGGACCATCAAAATTTCCTAGAACTTTTGCTCCTGCAGTTTGGGTTTTTCCATTAACCCATATTCCTGGATCTCCCAAATAAGTAATTTGAGAAACTCGAACATTTGAGGATCCGGCTACTACGGAATGAGAATAATAACTAACAAGATTAGATCCAGAGCCAGTAAGAGATCCCATGAAATTTAAACCAGATGGATTTACTGTTCTGACATAGTTGCTGCCAATCAAGGATATGTACTGAACATTGTCACTATGATAATAAATGTAATATGCACCATCTGGTCTTGACCCTGCGTTTACATTTGTTAAAGATTTAAAGTATAGATTATTATTAGCGTCGATATAAGAGTAAGTAGCAGTCGTCGACGTTGCAGTTTCGTATGTGACCAAATATGAATCTTGATCAAAAGATTGCTGAATAACGTTACTTGACGAGGTAAAGACCTGACCTATATTCAACTCACCTAGTGGAGCATGAATCCAATCATTTACCTTCAGATTATCAGCAAGAGCTGGAAAAGATATTGATCTTCTAATAGGAGGCTTGATGGACGTTGTTAGTCCTGATGTAGTGTAATAATTAAACCAAGACATAGTTACAGCTCTTTGTAAAGAATCTCAAAATCATAAGTGCTAATCTTATCATCATCTACCTCAATTTCAAAGGTGGCACTATATTCGTGTCCTCCACCTATTTTTTGAACAGCGTCAAAACCGGATAATACTAAGTTTGAATATGGTTTATTATCAACGTTATCATAATAATCTTGTCTTGCAGATTCATAATCTATTGAGCTTGCACTTATGGGGTTGCTTCCATCAACAAAATTGTGACTATGATTTGCCAAGCTAACGCCATCTATCTTCGCCCCATTTTGAATAGTTATGTCGCCCTTTATTGTTCCGCCGTCAGCTCTTAAATATTGAGGGTGGGCATCGCCGTCCAGATCATCCAAGTCATTGTGAGAAGACCTAAGATTTTCTCTCTTTGAATTGTCTACATATATTTGATCAAAAATTTCATTATATCTGATTACATCATCTGCTGTTGGAAAAGCTAATGCAACTGTTCTTTGAACCGCAAAAGCTTCTAATTGAATTATGTAATTAATATATCTTCTTTTTAGTCGCAAAAGCTCTAAATAGGCTCTCATTCTTTTGCCTAAATTTATTCTTTTTTCTACAAGATCAGTAGTTACAGAACCAAGGTTACCAACTATTGCATTACTAGCAACTACCATTTCGCCCGTTAGCATAGGTGCGTTCTTTGCAAAAGCAGTTGTATTAATGTCTGTCATTATTGGTTCTATTAATTTAGACTTAAAAGTCATTGCAGGGACTAAGTAATTATTATAAAACATATCACCTAAGTCAACGCAATCTCTTTTAATTAAACCAAGTATAGAATTTATTTCAGAAGAAATTGAGTTTATTCTGATCGAAAAAAACGCTTGAAATTGAGCGGCTTGTTTCTTAGAGATTTGATCCAATTCGGATTGTGGAATTGAGACTGACTCGGTTGTGATTTCCTTGGCAAACTGTTTCGTATAGTGCGTAACTGCCTTTGCCCAGTCTGCGAGGTGTTTTGCGATTTCGCCTTCTGTTTCATCTTTATACTCTTCTCCTAAATAATATATAACTATATTTTTTATTATTGAAACTTCACTATTAATGTAGTTTAGTATTTTTTTTAGACTTATTAAATGTCCAAAACTGGTATGAGAAATAGCTATGTCATATTGCTTTACAAACTCTCTACAAGCTCTGCACTTGTGCTCTTGTGCGTAGGTGTATTGTCTGTAACAAATAAAATCTGGAGCAGACTTTACTTCCATGGTAGTAAATGTGTTGTCACCATCTTGTTGATTTCCATAATACTTTTGTGCATCTTGCCAAACTGCGTTATGGGCAATTTCCATCTCCACAGAAAAATATGCATTGATATTAACCTTAAGTAGGTTATCATCCAACTCTTGAATTAATTTCTTAATAATTTGATCACAGTCAAATATGTAAGATCTGACTTGCCCAATTGGAGTTTGTGAAATGTTAGTATAATTTACTAATTTATTAGAATCTTCTACGCCTGCTTCATTCAGTCTTTTTTCTACAGAGTTAAAAGAAGATACGTCAGAATATGGGTCATTGAAAACATTCTCTACTGCGCTAGAATTTCCCAGTCCATAGTTTGCCATTGTTAAAACACCTGTCTTTTAATTGGTGCACTTGCACGTCTGCTAAAACTTTTTCTCAATGATGTTTTTGCACCCAAAGAGTCTGTTCTGTTTGATACTTTTGTTTTGCTTGCGTCAGTATCATCATCTTCTCTATCGCCACTTCCTGGCATAAAGAACGTATTGGAGAATGAGCTAGTAGTCGTAGTGTACCTTGCTTTGTGTAAATCTCCATAGTTTTGAGTTATAGAAAGTAAAGCTAGGATTAATGCATCGTGCGCGTGATCTTGTGCTGATCCGCCTGCTTCGAATACTGGTCTACCAGTTTGAGTAGTTCTTAATACAACATAAGATATTAATTGCATATACATTTCATTATCTTTTTCCGGAATCATTAATAATTCTTTTTCAAGATATTGTCTTAAGTTATCTACCATGTATGGTTTAATTTCTTTTTTAACAACCTGTTTAGTGTATGGATCTCTTAGATCTATAGACTCTCCAAATCCAACGCCTTTTACTTTTTGTTTTAATCCAGAAAGAGGATTTTCAACACCGTACTTATGCAAAAGCTCTACTTGCACTTCTCCGTAACCTCTGTCTACATAAATATGTTTTGGTATAAAAATATTATTTAAATCAACAATTCTAGAAACTGCTTTAGTTAATGTATATTCAGATCTTTCTATTTCTTCTCTATAGGCAAGTCTGACTTTGTTTCTGAATCTTTCCTCCTCATAGGTGTCTGAGCACACCTCTAGAACAACTATGTTCGTACCTGCTCCGTACTTGTCCCAGTCAACTCCTATGACGTGAAAAGATCTAGCTGACTTTAACTCGGCATCATAATTCCAGTTTGGTTCTATGAAAGCTTTATCAACATATTTTCTTGGGTATACACCTTCTGCGTCTTCGCCCCAGTCAGCTTCAATTTCATGTCTGTATCCTATTTCTGAATACTGTTCCCTAAATTCGTCTTCTTGCTCTTTAGCAAAATATGGGTTGCAATATGATGGAAACCAAAACTCTTTAAATCTTTCTGATCTACACCATTCCCAAAAGCGTTCTCTTCTACCAGTTGGCGTTGAAGCTCCAATCAAAACTTTGTCCGGTTGGTCTTCTGCCGTTTTCTGAAGCATTGCATATAATGCATCAAGGTCATCTGCGTGCATGTAGTCCATTTCGTCAAGAACAATAACGTGTGCTTCCTGACCACGAGCTACGTCAGACTTTCCGCCAGAACGCATACCAGATGTAAAGAATCTAATTGTTGATCCATTAGAGAACTGAATCATGAATTGAGGGCTTGTAACTTTTCTAACTATAGAGTTCATTACAATTTCATTCTTAGATGCAAGTCTTAGAATTTCCTGATAGATTAATTCAACGTGAGACTTCATTGGCGCAATAACAAGACATCTGCCATCTTTATGAGTATAACTATAGTGCAATAGGTAAACAGCCATACTAAATGTTTTACCAAGACGACGACCAGCTCTTAAAACTTTTCTGAGTGCAGGGTCTCTTAAGATTAGAGTTTGATAGACTCTTGTTTCTGCTTGTAAGAATTGTCTTGCCCACACGCACGGGTCTTTAGCTATGTGTATCTGCCTTTGTTGTTCTCCAGAGATTCCAAGATCTAAAAGATCCATATCAAGATCAAATGGTTCGTCAACTAAAAGAGATAACTCTTTATTGGTCAATGGACGTTCTGTTATAGTGCTTCCATCTGCCCAAGTTAGATGATTTAATTTATTTTGAAAAACCCATTCAATTCTATTAATTTGTTTGAATGTTTCTATATCTTGATCTTTTATTATTTCTAATAAATCTTCTCTAGATAGTTTTTCTAAATCTTCTCTAAACTTTTTAGTTTTTGATGATAATGTTGCGCTCATAAATTATCCAAAATGTGCTGCCATCATAGCACCCTCTGATCCAAGTGAGCTTCTTGCATTAAGTCTTGAGTTTTGAATAGCCATAACGCCTCTAGATCTTGATGTCGCTGCAACTTCATTGTCTTTAAATCCTGCTCCAAATAATGGTTTGTTCATACTTCCCTGCATAGATTTTAGCGCATCTTTACCAAAATTGACGCCTCCCATCATCATCTTTCCTACGCCTTTACCAATATCATAGACCATGGAAGCTGTACCAAATGCTCCCAAAGCCTTTCCAGCCATAGGTCCAAAAGTTCCTGCATATTGGCCAGCCATTTTTGCAGCAGTGCCAAATTCTTTTCTAGCAAAAGCATCAGCACCAAGTCTTCCTGCTGCACCTCTGATTGCTCCAACATTATTAGATTTAAGCAGGTTCATTGCATCGTCGGCATAACCTGTTGCCCCATAAGCAGTTCTGCCAATGTGGCCAATATCATCTAGGCTGCTGATTCCTCCACCAGTAAATCCAATTCTGGAACCTTCCATAGCTTTGGCAAATGTATTCGCAACTTTATCAAAACCTTTAGTCCCAGCCATTTCAGCACCTCTTCCGGCCAATGTAGCTGTACTTTCAAAAATTCCTCGGGGAATAAAACCTCTCATAGTTTGAGAGAGTGCTTTTACTCTACCCATATTTTGGGCAGCTGCCCCTATTTGGACGTCTGCTGCTCCGGTTTTAAGTATTCCACTAATAACGTCGTCAGAGATAGAACCAATAGGTCCTATTCCGGTAACACTACTGGCTGCAGATGTTGCATATTGTGTTGCGCCAGTTTTAGCAAATTGAGCTCCAGTTGCTCGACCGAGTTTTATAAGACTATCATCAAATTTAGATAGTTTAGTAGCTGCCCTCTCTGCTCTTCTGGCTATTCTTGCCTCTCCTCTGGTATAACTAGCTGGATTCCTTGGACCTAAAGCTTTAAAAGCATCTACTTGCTTTTCGTAATCCATGACTTTACCCATGGTATTAATGCGACCAAAAAGACCACCGCTATATATTTCTTTTCCAGGAAGTAGTTCACCAGTTGCCGCATCAAAATTATCTTGGTATCTACCTCTGGCAAAGTTTCCAATCCTACCTTTTCCTCTTACTGCTTTGCCTGTAATCAAGTTCATTCCAGTACCAAAAGGTGAGTACACTGAAGGATCTCCTGGTGCTCCTGCTAATCTAGCTACAGAATCAAATCTAAAAAATGTAGCTGGATTCAATGGGGCGTTCATAGCCATGGCCTTTGCTTTTCGCCCACCTCCAAGTGGTTTCTTGCCAAAGATGCTTCTATCATCACCCAAGATACTTCTACCAAATGCATACTGGGTGTTATCTTGCATTGCGTCACCGGCATATGCTCCGGTTCTTCTTCCTAGAAAGTTTTTAACTGCAGCTCTTTTGCCAGTAGCTCCTGAAGCGGTGTCGAGGACACCACCTCCAAACATTGTATTAGAATACCTTTGTGCGTTCCAGCCAACTAACTGAGTTATTCCAAACTGAAATGGCATAGCAGCCATAGCTCTTAATCCTAGTGGCATTTGTTGTTGTGCCGTTGCCTGAGCACTACCTTGAACTTGCTGAGAAAAATTGTCCATTTCAGCCATTAGTATTGACCTCTTCTGGTGTTATGAGCTCCGAGAACAATGTCCCCACTAGCATTCATTCTGTCTGCTGTCATTAGTGATTTATTATAAAAGGGAGATTGATTTAATATTTGAGCATTTGTTTGCGCATAGTTTTTAGCAAACATTAAAGATCCACCTGCACCTGTTACTCTTCCTGCTACGTTTCCAGCAGCTCCGCCAGCAATAGCTCCGATTATAGCTCCTTTAGTTCCCTTTTGTCCATAGCCGCATTAATCCACCACCAACAGCACCAATAGCTGCTCCAGCTCTTCCTACGTTCCTTTGAGCAGTATAGGGGTCAGTGCCACCAACTCCAAATCTATAGGCGTTAGCACCCCTTGCAAGGCTTCCTACGGGACCTCCTACGTTGGCTCCAATCAACATTGAAGGAGTTAGATCTGTTCCAAGTACTTTTTGATCTGCATTTGGATCATCAAAGGCTACATCTAATCCAGCTTTAATGGTTGGTCTTACTACTTCTTTTCCAACACCAGCTAAAAATAATCCACCAAGAACTGCTGCTTTACCTTTTTTAGAGCCCATTACATCTTTAGCTAATTGGCCAATGCCAGATGATCCTATCATAGATAGCATGCTTCTACCAGCATCTATGCCTGAACTTACTGAATCTGCGCTTATTGGCATTTTGGTTATCCTCCGTAAAGATGGTTATATTTATTTGGGCCCATCCCCGTATGCCCAATTTTATTTCTGTCTAAATTTCCAACAACGCCAGCTGTGACTAAAGGATCTCTTCTAGCGCTTGTCTGTTGATTATCTTGTTGAATACTAGAATTTGCCTGCTGAATCATTCCTTGATCTTCATAAGGTTGCTGTTGCATGGTTTGATCATACATTTTATTTAATCTTTGCTTCTTAGCTAAATAGTAACCAGCACTTGCTGCTCCAACAGCAATTGTTCCCAATGCTAATTTTGGTTTAATTTTAGCTAGACCGTCCAAGATAGCGGCATCTCTGCCTGTTCTATTCCTGCCAAACTTAGTTCCAAAGACTCCAGCATCTACCCTGTCTTTATGAAAGATATTTTTTAGCTTGCCCATAAATGTGTCACTAGACTCTGCTTTACCTAAAGCTTGCAAATGTTCTTGCATTAAACTGCCACTTAACTCTGAATTGACTGCAGCAGATTCTGCTCCACCCATGTGAGATAACTGATCTCTTGCTGCTTGCGGGATTGATCCGGAGAAACTAATTGTTTCTTCGCCCATTCTTTGAGTTTGAAAAACCATACCTCTAGCTATGGCAGGTTGATCGTTTCCAATGTCTGAACCAGCCTTCTGTAGAACTGCTGTGATACCTCGTGCTTCTTCGCCTTCAATTGCTCCAATAGCAGGACCAGATTCCATTAATCTTTGTGCTAATCCTTCGGAGAATTGTCTTAACCTTTGTACTACTTCAGGAGTGTTGTTTGCCAAAAGCGCTTTTATTTGACCGGCTTCTTCAAGACTGTAAGACAACCCTTGTTCAACCATCTCTTCAACTGTTAATGAAGTCTTAGCCTTCAATACGTCTAATAACGATTCTGCAAAAGTTCCTGCGTCATCTCTCGCCATTCCTCCTTTGCCAGCAACTAAGTTTACAATATCCCTAGTTGGAGTTTTTACTATAGAAAGAGTAGAAGTATCTAGTCCAGCTTTTTTCCAAAATGCAGAATCTACCATTGGAACGGACTTGCCGCCCTCGGTAATTCTCATTTCAGAAAGGACTGAACGAGATATTAATGGCTTAGTCGGCTGCATTGTTTGAGCACTAATTAACCTAGTCTTTTTGATTACCGGAACATGAGATACAGTTTGTTCTGATAAATATAATGAACTATCTGTTGCTCTTAAGTTGATTGAATCTATTTGTGCCTGTGGCATTGTAGAAACAAGAGCTTCAATTTGCGCATCGGTCATAATTCTACCTTCTGCTACTGCTCTTTGTGCTTCTGCTTTTTTAGCTATTTCTTTAGCCATTTCACTCATATCACCTTGGTATGGTACTGCAGAAGTTAATGTAGAGATGGCAACAAAGTTAGATCTCATAACTGGATCTAGAACGGCTAATCCTGCTCCTCCTTGATATATAAGATCTTGTGCTGTTGCCATAGATGCAGCGTTCGGCATCTCGAAACGATATAACATATTGTTCACAAGTTTTCTTGGCCCTGATGTTACTGATTCTGGCCTGTCACTTAAGTGTGGAAAACCTATATGTTTTCTAGTAGTTGTCATTGCCGCAACAAAAGCATCTTCGTCTGCTTCAGTTGATAAAAATGCTCCTGGTCCTCTAGCTATCGTTGAAAGACCAGAGAATCTTGATACCGCTGCTAAAGTAGAGTTCATCTGACTTGCTTCTGCAACGTTTATTCCAGTAGAAATAACGTTTGGTCCATATTCCGTATACGTAGATCCATCTTTTGCTGTTTTGATTTCTGTTTCTGACATTGCTCTTCTAATTACATTTCTGGCATCTTTTGCTGAAGACATGCGTTGAGGCGCTCTTCTTGGATCGGAAAAGACTTTTTCATATGCACTTATTTCAGGATTATAATGTAGAAATCCCTCTACTTGTCCAGTTGCGCTATCAATAATCTTGACTCTTGCACCGATTAATGTTCTATCTGAAGCACCAGACGGATCAGTTAAAAAATCAAATACCTGATCTGAAATTTCGCCCATGCTTGCTATATTAGAAGTTGGTACAGTAGCAGTTGCTCTACTGACTGCATCTAATGCAGAAGCTATGCTTTGCCCTCTAGTCGTTGATAGATCTGCTCTTTTAGAAGGATTTTGAATATCTAAATCTCCACTTACAATACCCCTATAAATTGACATAGATAACTGTGCGTCTAATTCAGAGATGTGAGATCCACCAGCTAAATCTAGTACAGCTTGCCTCATAGGAGTGTTGCCAGCAGAGTCCGTGAAATCGTACATTTGTTCTAATACATTAGTTGACGTAACTACATTTTCAATACTGAAAGGCTTAACGCCTTCTCCTACTATGCCAGCTTTTGCTAAACTTTCTGGAGATAAAAGAGAAGTTAGTCCACGTTCTATTATAGTTTCAGGAGTCATAACAAGAGAAGCCATTCTGTCTCTTACTATTCCAGATAAATATTGCCTAGACATTTGAGTAACATCTATCACACTATCGCTAGCAGCTTTTTTTTGTACAGCTTCTATTATTCCTCTGGCTTCTGGATTTTCCATGAACTCTGGTATTGCAGATGCTGTAGCTAATAACCTTGGTATGTCAAAACTAACAAAGTTATTACCAAGCAACATTGTGTCTGGGTCAGCTATTGACTGAAGGTACTTGGTTAGTTCCGCTGCTGAATCAATTCTTCCTTGTTTGGTTGTAAGATCAAATATTCGACCAGCACCTGAGGACATACCTCCTCCGGGTAAGAGTCTTCCACTTTCTATGTCAGCTAAACGTCCTCCCAACTGAACTGCAGGAAGACCTCTTCTTTGACCCCTTGTTAGAGTCTGCATTTCTGGCAGTAACATATGAAAGTTAAAAGTATCTGATGGGCTAGTGCTTTGGCTAATACCTTTTAGAGCTCCAGCAACATCTGTTGCTGTATCGGTTGGCATTTCGTACGTTTGCCCAAAAACAGATCTAGCTAAGTCATACGGACCAACTCCACCTGTCTCAATGTCAGAAGTCATTATTCTCAATCTTCTTCCATTATCAATTGCTTGCTGTACTACTTCTTGGGGGTCTCTCCTAGAAATCATTGTTTGCAAATATTCAACTGTTGGGATAGCACTGGAAGAAACTGACATAGCTTTTTCTCCAACTTTTTCATTAGAGACTGAAACAGCTCTACCTGACATTAGAACTGATAATGGATGGTTAGAATCGGGCATGTTGTATAAAACACTTTGTGATCTAACGTTTCCTGATGGAATTAAGACTGATGGAAACCCAACATTTTCATTAAGTCCACCCATAGTTAATTCTTGCCATTGATCATTTAGAGCGTTTCTAACCTGTCTATCTGATATCAAACTGAGATTCATAGTTGGAGCTGACATTGCGGTTTGAATTGTTTGATTTTTTTCAAGAGTTGAAATTGGCATTTCCAGTTCTGCTTCTAATGCTTTTCCATATGAAGCTTGAAGGTCTTTTAACCTTTCCATTACTGTATCCCCTGGGTGCAAATCCGTAGGATGCATGTCCAATACTGCTGAAGATAACACAGGATCAACACCGATCCTTGCATTTCGCATTACCTTTTCTTTTATCTCTTCTTCAGGTATATGAGGAAACAATCTCTTGTACATATTGACTAGATCGTCTAATTTACTCATCCTTTATTTCCTGTGATTCAATATAATCGTCTACCTCATAAGTTCCAAGTTTTTGTTTAAGAATTTTTTCTCTTTGATTTTCTATAGATTGAACTTTATTGATAATATCTGAAATTGCTTGTGCTGTATCAAGTTGAACTTGACCAACTTTAGCTTTAGCTTCTCTCGTTGCAAGTAATTGATTTCTAAGATCCTTGCGACGCTTGTGTAGCTTGTCTTCTAGTTCTACAGCTAAATGTAATTCTTTCTTAAGTATTGGTTGACCATCTTGATCTATTCCAATAACATTTTCTTGAATGAAGTGTTCTTTGGCAAGTAGTTTTGTTTTTCTAATGTACTGAACTTCTTGGTCGACTAAATCTCTAACCATTGAAACTTCTACCAAGTTGTTAGGATTAACATCTAGCTGCTCAAGATATTCGGCAGTAAATTGAGAAACCATCGACATCTCTATTGGGCACGGGTTATTCTTTGGAGCAACGTTTTCTTTCAACAATGGACATGTTGAAGCATATACACATCTCTCTGCTTCACAATTCATTGGAATTGAAGAGAACATTGCAGTTCGTGTTTTTTGTGGCTTAACCAATTCTATAGCTTTATTTATCTGTTCTTCATTCCAGTGATCCGGAAAAAAAAGATCTGGTCTTAAAGACTCAAATTCTTTCATGAAACCATTCTTATTATTTGCTTTTTCTATATTAGACATTAAAATCAATCCACTCTGTTGCATAGAAACCATTGTTGTCAAAGTGTTCTATCATAGAACTTTTACATTTAGTACAATAATATTCTTTTGTATATATAAATTCAGGTTCTTCTATGAAAAACTCTACAATGTTTTCTAACTTGAAATCGCACCTTGGACATAACACATCTAACGATCCATTAGTATTTCGTTAAGACTCTTTTGAAGCTTTTGTACTATTTCTAAATTGTCTGCTGCGTTAATAAAGAAGCCAACTTCCTTCATCTCGTCGGCAGTTAACGTTGAGCTAATTATAAATCTAGCACCTTTACAAACATCACAGTATAGTTCTTTTTCGCTTAAAGAACAAATACATGGGTCTATTATATTAAAAAACTCAAGAGCTTTAGCTATTTCAAACCAACGTGCTTTAAACATTTTTTTAGTCTGTTCTTTATAGGCTCTTAATTTATGTTGGTCGTTAGACAATAATGTGCCCATGTCCAAAGACTGTTTCATCAAATCATTAATAGTTCTATATAAAAAGTTAGGCAGCTCAAAATCACCTGACTCATTAATAAAACTTTCCCAATTAGTCATATTACATTGGTCTTCCATTTTGGGGAACTGGCATAACTGGTCTCCTTGGATTATATCCACCAACTGGCTTTTCTCTATTGGCTCTACCCATGAGTGCCATAGCAGCAGCTCCGCCAACTACTCTTTTGCCAGTTTTTATTTGTGATGCTCTCGTAGCTGCAAGTCGTGTCGTTGCCGACCCTCTCATTCCAGCTGGTGCAGCTGGTGCAGCTGCTTTAGTGCCATGAAGAACTGTTTGAGCCATGGTGCCAACAGACCTATACATTGAATTAAATCTTGCCATCTTAGTAGTTCCTTATCCCAGTTGGTCTACCTGGCATACTATCTAATCCAGATTTTCTTCTTCTCATCATGGCACCTGCGCCAACTACGCCAGCTGCAACTGCAGCACCTTTTTTATATCCCATGCTTTTTATTCCACTTTTAGCTTGTCCCAAAAGACCCATAGCTCCGGATGATGTACCTACTGCTCGCATTGTTGTCTCCTAATTTAAACTATTTACCACTTAATAGTAACTATGCTTCTTTTATTAAGTCCTGTTTTTTAGATGGCTTAATTACATTAAACTTAAATACAGAATCTTCATAGTCTATTTGAAATATGGATCCTCTTGGTGTTGGGTTGTCCATTATCGACTCTGCTAGCTGAGATTCTATTTTATCTCTTCTTATTTGAGCTAAACCTCTAGCTCCCTTGATTGAATCTATTCCTTCTGCAATCAATCCAGAGATAACGTTATCGTTATACTCCATTGAAAAGCCTTTTTTGGAAAGTTTCTCTGCTATTACCGACATCTCCAGCTGTGCTATTCTTGAGCAGTCTTCGTCTGATAGATAATTAAATATAACAGTTTTGTCTATTCTATTTAAAAACTCTGGTTTAAAATGTTTTTTAACTGCGTCGTTTGTATTTCTCTCAACGATCGATCTACTTGGTACTATCTTTGTCCCAGTTTTGTAATTAACATTGTTGGTGAATCCAGCTCCGCCAGAAAGTAAATGTTCAGATGTTTTATCATTTCCAAGATTTGTGGTCATAATAATAATTGTATTTTTAAAGTTTACAATTTCACCTTTACCATCAGTTAACACTCCGTCATCAAAAACTCTTAAGAATGTATTCCATAGATCCGGATGAGCTTTTTCTACTTCATCAAGAAGTATTACAGTATAAGGATATTTCTTGACTAGGTTAACTAACTGCCCACCTTCGTCATGACCTACATAGCCGGGAGGAGAACCTATTAGTTTCTGATTCTCGTGCTTATGTTGAAATTCTCCACAATCGATTCTAACCATTGGATAATCTGACCCAAATAGATATTTATGAAGAGCATTAGCTAGATGCGTTTTTCCAACTCCAGAAGATCCAGCAAATAAGAAAACACCCAATGGTCTATCTGGATCATGTAATCCAGTCTGAGATCTTCTTTATGCATTTATTAAAGCACTAACAGCATGCTCTTGGCCAATAATATTATTCTTAAGATAAGGCTCTAAACCAAGGAACTTTTGCTTAGTAATCTGCTTAGACTTAACGTCTGGCTTTTCTTTAGCATTACCTGAGATTGGTAGATCGTTTTCATCTACTTTAGGAAATTTACCTCTAAAGTTTTTAATTGTATCAAGGAATGCTTTAGAAGCTATATCATCTTCGTCATCAAATAAAAATGGATTGATATGCATTGGTGCATCATAGGCAATGTTTATCCATCCGGTCTATATCCAAACCTGGGTTTAGCATAACGCAGCCTGCGTATATTGCATCTAAGCATTTCTCAGCAGATTTGCGTGACATTGCTCGTAAGCATTCAGAGATTTCATTCTTTAGGTTAAAAATAAAATGCTCAATAACCTTCTTCTTAAATTTTTTGAACTCTAATTCAGATTCAACTTTAGGACATGAAGATAAGAAAGTCTGGATCTCTTCTGGGTCCAAAACTTTAAACTTAACATACGTTGCTAATTCTGGAAAGAATATTTGATATATTCTCATACACTAACTCCTAGGCTGTTAAACCTATAGTAACTTAAAAATAATTTTAAGCACCTGTATAGTGTATTGGTACACATAGTATTATTAAACTAACGTGTATGCTTTGCTAGCTACGGATAACCCATAGGTTAGATAGGGCTGCTGTATACAGATTATACACCCCACTATACGGTACTTGTCAAATCCTACTCGGAAATATCTTCTATTTCTGGATGTGGTTCTAAACAAGGACCACTAAATGCCCAGTACCTAATTAGGTCATGCGGAGTGTTAATCTTTGTCTTTAATAGTTTTACTGCTCTGACATAATCGAGATCAAACTCTACTTTTTTCATGTGTTGTTATTCCTGTGCTTCTATGCTATATTTGTTGTCCCAAAGTATATCATGAAAGACGTTCTCCCCTTGCAAAAAAAGAACCCCAAACAATTGGAACTACAAAAATTATATAGGTTGTTAGATCAAATCAACGAAAAAACACTTGCTGCAGATTACGAGTTGAGATGGCAATTAAAAGAAGCTAAGCAAAAGGTTATAGATAAGATAAAAGCTATCGAGTGCAAACCTACTGATGAAGCTATGCCTGTGGTAGAATGTATACATGGATGAATCAAAACAACTTGAGTTAGCCATAGCTCAAATCGAAAGACAATTTGGTACCGGATCTGTAATGAGATTAGGTTCTTCCCACTTTGAAAAATGGCCCGCAATCCCAACAGGTGCTTTATCTCTTGATAAGGTATTAGGAATTGGTGGTCTACCAAAAGGTAGAGTAGTAGAAATATTTGGACCAGAGTCTTCTGGTAAATCAACACTTGCTTTGTCAGTGGTTGCACAAGCACAAAAGCTTGGCATTCGTTGTGCATATGTAGATGCAGAGCATGCTCTTGATCCAATTTACATGCAAGCCGTTGGTGTAGACCTAGATGAATTACTTTTAGCTCAGCCCGATTACGGCGAGCAAGGTTTAGAGATCGTAGACAAGCTTATTAGGACCGGAGAGATTGGTCTGGTAGTAGTAGACTCAGTTGCTTCTTTGATCCCTAAGGCAGAGCTTGAGGGCGATATGGAGGCAAACCAGATGGGCTTGCAGGCACGCATGATGTCGAAAGCATTGCGTAAGCTTGTTGGATTAGCTAATGAGCACAAAACTCTTATTATATTCATTAACCAATTAAGAAGTAAGATTGGTATAATGTTCGGCAACCCAGAGACCACTCCAGGTGGTATGGCATTGAAGTATGCAGCATCTGTGCGTATCGACATTCGCAAGAAGGAAGATATCAAGGATAAGTCTGGAAACCCAATTGGAATTACTTCTAAGGTTAAGATCATCAAGAATAAGATGGCACCCCCTATGAAGATAACAGAATTTAATATATTTTACGGAAAAGGAATAGACGAACATGGATGTGTTTTTGATGTGGCAGTGGACCAAGGAATCTTTACGCAAAAAGGTGCGTGGATTTATCAAGAAGGTGAACTTTTTGCACAAGGTAGAGAAAACGCAATAACAAACTTGCGTGACAATACAGAACTGTTTAATGAGATAAAAAACAAGATCAAAGATGCAGCCAAACAAATTTGACATAGACCCATGTCCAGACTGCCCAGTGCCAACTAACTTTATTGTTAAGCCAGGCAAAAAACAAGAACAAAAGTGCCTATTCATTGAATGTAGAGAATGTGGCGATAAATGGACGGAGATTATAGAACATGAATAATGAAGAAGAATTTTACAAAGAGTATTATAAATATTTCTCAGAAGATGAGACAAATGTCTATCAATTTAAGAAAAAAGACGAAAAGTCTAACAAAAAGCTTAAGTTTGGTAGCGAAGGCGCAATCATTAAGTATTCTGCCTTTGAAGGTGCAGCTATGTCTCTCAACCTTAACTTCAAGTTCTCAAACGGCTTTATAGAAAAGCTTGATCGTAGAATAGATAGAGTTCAAAAAGCTTTAGAAGATATTCGTAACGATTTACGCAAATCTGAAGATTTTTAAATTACTATTACAACTACATTCTAACTCTAAGGAGATTTCATGAGTAGAGGTAGTAATTTCGGTAAGATGTTTTCTGGGGCTGCAAAACAGTCTAATACTAGAAGTATGAAAAACATGGGTAGAGCGAGGAACTTAGCTTCTTCAAATGGTATCCCTATGACTAAAGTGAATAGACCAATGCCTAAACAAAACCGCGCCTAAAAAAATCGGGCGTTTATTTTTTTTAAATTGATACACAACTCCTAGTAGAAAGACTACTTATATGGAATATTTCATAGAGTTAATGAAGAGAATCATAGTCTCTGGTGAGATGGGTGGTGATTCGGGGGAGTTCCTAGTTAACCTAGATGACATTCCTGATATGGAAGACTCTGTTATTACGGTGTTACACGAAGAAGACGGCCAGATTACTCTAGCCGTCTTTTCTACTGCTCAATGGGAAATTGTTGAAGACTTAGTAAGTTTGACTAAACAACCTCAAGAAGATGTCGTCAGATCACTTGCTAAAGACATTCCCAATGTATTTACATTCAATCCTAATGATTACGAAGACTAAACATATAATATCTTAGAATAATTGTTCTCTAGATGCGTTAGTTCGTATCTTTCATATATTAAACATCCAGCCACTTCTAGAGCTAATCTGTTCGAGAGGTGAGCTGGAATTTTTGTTCTTACGCACTCATTGATCTCGGCCCATTCAATGCGGTTGTCAAAGCCCATATCTTTAGTCCAAAAGTTATAGACCGCACAAAATTCAAGTAGAGGATCTAGTTTGTGTATAGGTATAGTATTGTTAATCAGTATAGCTGTATCAAACTTGAATCCATACTTATTATACAGATCTAATAATACTTGTGTATCTTGACCCAGTCCTATAAAAGTCAGGTGTTCATGTTTGATCTGTGAGATATTATATAGCTTCTTAGAGATTTTCTTTACATTTACGCTATGTCTGTAGTCTACGTCTGAGAACATTGTTTTAAACAATAATAATCTGTGATCTTTAGATAGCTGTCCTATGAAGGAACTATCTAGTCTCCAGGGAGCTTTTGTTCTGAACAACTTCTCTGAGCCTACCATTATATTATTTGGCATTGTTGGATTTGTCATTAGTGAGTGGTCTTTCTATCTATTGTATAAGGATCGATTAGTAATCGTATCCGTAGTTGTCTGAATCGTATTCGGTATCACCGTAGGCTGATCTGTATGAGTCGTAATCAGACTTCATATAGTCAGATAGGAACGTCTCTACGGTATCTGTAGTTTCTAGGATCATGTTCTCTGGATCTATAGTCATTGTAGTAGTTTTACTTTCTGTATTGTTTTGCCGGCGATTTCCGACTTGAGAGATAACTTATCAGTGGTTTTGTGTGTTAGCAACTCGTAGGGAGAATTTTTAGGGAAAAAATTTTGAGAGCGAACGGTATTTGAAGAAAACCTATATACAGGTATAAAACAAATAGGCTTTAGAAATAGGGGAAAATTTTCAGGGTGGTAATAGTGAATAGTATATGTGTTGTAAAGTTTTAACGAGGGTACGGGGGTATACCCTCTTATGTACGTTCTTTTTTTTATGGATAGATTCTAGGCTTGGTAGGCCATCTATTCAGAAAGGAGGAAAGTATCCATGCGTAAAACCATAGTACGTTGGGTTCTTGCTACTTTGGTAATCTTCGGATTAGTCAAAGTGCTTGAGTCTAACGAACAATTCACTTGCCCATCCGTTACTGTTATCGTTCAACAAAACGACACAGTATGGGATGTACTCAAGGAAAATGGTTGTACAGGGAACTTGGAGAATGCCAGGAATAAGACAGTAAAGCTTATTGGTGGCTCAACCATTTACCCAGGACAACTTATCCAACTACCAAGTAATTAACTTGGTTTAGCCATTTGTGCTTGCGCCAGTCAGGGGCGTAGATAAATACTCTGTCAAGAAGAACCTCAGGGCAATCCCCTGGGGTTTTTCTTTTATAGGTAGTCATCATCACGGGTGATTGCCGAGTCGTACGCCAACCCGGTGTGCGCCTTTATCCATGGGTGAAACCATGGGGAAAGGAGATTGTCATGGTGTTTTTAACACTTGATGATTTCATGGCCAACTACACTCCTTGCGGGTGTGGGGAGTATGCGTGTGAGACTTGTCTCAATTACGGGGTAACCTGGATTGATTCTCGTCTCAGGACGTTTTACAAACCCACAACCAAAAAGGTCTGTGAGGTATGCCAGAAGGAGGTTACCTTCACTGATGTTCTCATCAGGAATGTAGACTTCGGACGGTGGTACCCATCAGAAAGTAGTTCGGTCTCAGCAGGGGTTACGTGCACGCATCCAGCGTGTAACAAATAACTCCAATTGCTGACTAAGCTGTGTAACAGCTAGGCACTCATGCCTGGAAACATAAAATGAGAAAAGACGAACCTCTTTCGGGAGGTTTTTCTTTTATGGGTAGTTTGACGATTGCCAAGTCCTGCATCACTCCGATGTGGGCATTAGAACATGGAGGTAAAACATGTTCATCCCGAAGGAGACAGCAATGTCTACGGAAATATCAAGAGAGTATGCGGTGCGTCTACTTGCGTACACTGAGGAGCGTTTGTCAACAATGTCTATTGACGACAAAAATTGCAAAGCATTCGCTGATGCGAAGACTCACTACATTACGCTCTTGTCATCTCCTGCTGGAACCGTTGTCGGTACCACTCATTTGGCTGAAGGCTAAACCACTCAGTTAGCTTAATAGCCACTGAGTATAAGAGGATTTACCATCCTATACATATTATTATAATTGGTGATTAAGAAGACTCCCTTCGGGGAGTTTTCTTTTTATGAGTAGGTCTTAGGTCCCAAGAAGGGATGTCCTGCTCAAACAAAATAATCTACCTTTTGAAAGGGGTATATCATGAAAGAATGGATGTATGCATACAGGGGAGTAACAGTTTCCTGTAAAGATTGTATGAACAATGCAATCAAAAAGCAATACGGACCAAATCCAGTAGGTTGGCAAGCAACTGAATGGACGAACGACAATGGGGTTAAAGGTATCAACACCGATGCACCTTGTCAATTCTGCAACAAGCGATCAGCTTAAATGCGAGAAAGAATACCTGGGGTCAGTTCCCAGGTTTTTCTTTTATGGGTAGTCACTAGACATCAAGTCTAGGCCCTAGTGATCGGAGAAAATCATGAAACCAAAAGCTGTCCTTGTGGACATCGACGGCACTCTTGTGAGTGTCACACCAAACTGGTCAATGGAGCGTAATGACCAGTGGGTACAAGAAACGCTCAATGCAGATGCACTAGATGGGGGTATAGCTATGCTTCAAGCCTTTAAATTGATGGGCTATGAGCTTGTGTTCTTAACTGCACGTGGACAGAATTGCAAGGTTAATACTTGGAAGAAGTTGCGGCAATTAGAGATTGATCATTTAGTTGATTCGATCTGGCACAGGCCTCTAAGGTGGGATGGTATTAGCAGCAGGAAATATAAGGAGAATATGATTAACATGCTAATGAAGAAATACGATCTCCAATGGGCCATGGATGACGAAGATCCTAACCTGGAGATGATGAAGAGCCTTGGGTTGAATGTAATCGATGCAAAGGTTTGGTGGTAGGCGTGTGAGTAATATTAGCCTTTAATCCTATAACTATATTTATAATATCAAAATCTTTTTTTTATGGCTAGAACCAAGACCTTCGCCAGGTCCCAACATGGAGGTAACCATGAACAGTTTCGAGCAAACTGATGTCCCATCCACCCACTATCCAAAACCACCAATCCCCTCTCCACAAGAGACAAACCCATTCCCGATAGAAAAGGAGACCGAGCCCATGAAGCTCACAATCAAAACAAGAACAGGCACGCTAGAGGAATACAACCTCTGGTTTGCAGGCATCAATCCAGCAGAAATGGATTCAATGGACTTGGCAAAGGCGATACTTGATATCAGTCAAATCCAACACGTAATGAATCAAGCTGAGATGGATCATCGTTTAAGCATTATGACTGTGGTGGGCAATGATCGTTCTTTCCCAAAAGCTCGTATTTTAAAGCAAACTCCTCTGTCCAAGATTGAAGTAATAGAATCATTGGCACTTATTAATGACAACTACTTGGATGCAAGAAATGCCATTAAGAAGTTCAATGAGAAGGTAGACAAATTGGGTGTGTACGTTTCTGGTGAAGACGATTTCTCTCCACTTCATGCATATTCAACTCGATCCATGCAAAAAGGTTCACGTACCAAGCGGGTCTTGAAACTTGAACAAACATATGGAGATGAGTATCAGGATTCCAAGTTGTTTGATTACGTCTCCATCAATCAGATGTATGTATCTGAAATGCCTGGAGAAAAAGCTGGTTGGATTGTTGAGTTCAAAACAGCAACCATCAACACCAGAGGTCAGCACTATGAGAAGAAGTGGCCTGGAGTTCTATTCATGAACAAGACTGATAACGGTTATCGTCTCATGTGGAAGAACAAGAAGACAGGTGCTCCCATTTGGGGTATTGGTTACAGTCAGATGGCAAGGAAGAAATTGGTTCCAACCGATGCCGCAATTGAGATCACAATGCTCGGTCTGCGTGATCAGTTGATTAAGGAAGAAGATGTATTGAAAATCCTCAAGTACATGCCAACTGAGTATGGTGGTACATCAGTAGGTCTGTATCCAAATGGAATTACCCAGAGCGATATCTACTGGATTGGTGGAGAGATGTCCACTAAGAAGATCTTGAATAAGGCTTACATGCATCCTCATGGAGTAACTAAGAAGATCTTTGGTGACATCAATAACATCAAGACATTGGATCATCTTCGTGGAGCTATCAACTTATTGATCATTGCGCGTGGGTTCAACCCTCAAGTATTAGAGAAGTTGGATCTTGACGTAGTCTGTAACTACATGCGCTATAACTCAAGTCCTGTAATGAGAAAACGTTTTAAGGCATTCTTTCGGGACTTTGGTTATAAGGATGAATATCTCTTGCAAATGTTTACACCTGACAAAGATCTTGGTCATTTGTATTTAAATGGGCAGCACGCTGTTGATGCAGCACATATGTTTACTGCGATAAAGAGTCGCAATCACAGAACTGCAATTAAGCAGCACGTGGCACGATCAAGGATGAATGTTGAAGAGATCCATGACTTTGTTACAGCAGAGTACAACAAAATCAAGACGCAGAACAAGAAACTCACCAAGACCAAGTTCTATAACACATTTGCAGAATTTGATGGAAAGTGGATTGCAGAAGGAATTCAGATGATTGTTCCTAAAATGACGCATGACCTTGTTGAATGGGGAGCTACTCAGAACAATTGCATTGGCTCTTATGCAGATCGTGTTTACAATGGTCAAACAATCATCATTGGGTTCAAGGACATTGAAGGTCAATGGATCGGTCATGCAGAGATTCAGAACAACGTTGCCTATATTGGTACACTTGAAGTTCCTGTAAATGGCGACATGACACAGTTGCTTGGCAAGCACAATCAGCCTCTTCCTGAAGAAACACGTAAGCCAATTGTGAAATTCTTGAAAGATGAACTAAAAGTAACAATGAACAACTACTGGGAACAATAACATGAAAAACAACAATAACAAAAAGGAGACAGAAATGTCATACAACAAGAAAAAGAGCCGTCGTACCTGGCAATACAGCGGAATGAAAGAATGCGATGAATGTCGTAGCCATGGACTGGATGATCGCCAGTATGACACGTTTACATCAAACAATCCTAACAGATTGATCTTGTGCCGGGCGTGCTATCAATTCATCTACATGCATGACAGGAAAGTCCAACCAACTCCTGTCTGCCCATGGTTTCACAAGCCAAGTCTCTTTGATGAGATCGAGGAGTGATTCGTCATGACATGGATCATATTATTAAATAATAAAACTATCACTAGTGCAACTATCGCTAATACATTGGGACGTGACCCTAGACCTAGAGCTTAAATCTTTTTTTTATGGGTAGATCCTAGATCTATATCCAGCCAGTACTTAGTGCGGGTCCTGTGGCTTAACAGCTCCAGGTTAAACGAGTAAATAGTAGTCATATGTACATTCCGTGCATATGCGTTCTACATACAACTTGGAGGTTGTCATGTCAGCAACAAAGAAGGCGTACTTGTACGTCAACACAGCACCAGCTATCAATAACATGAAGGATGGATCAGTCTTCTGGACTGTCCTGATTGGGCTGACCCCGGACTTGCTCTCTGCAAAGGGAGTAACCGAGGCACAAGCCAAGACGCTCAAGGTAAAGATGACAATCTTTCCCGACAAGCTCGAATTGATGGCTGATGCATTTGCTAAGGCAAAAGCAGCTGGGTTGAAGTTGGTTCTGAAGTGTGACGAGTTCACTCTTACGGAAGTAAAGCCGAACAACTACATCAAAGATGGTGTAGCTATTAATGGCTTTGCAGCTTCAGTGTGGGCTAACGGAGAAAAGACTCTTGATGTTCTTGGTTCATCCATGGGCGTCTCAGAGGAGCTCCGGAAGCTTCTTGGGGACTACAACGACAAAGAAGATGGTGACATCCTCTAGTCGTTGGATTCAACGAGACCTACCTAACAGCATTCTGTTGGAAGAAGAGAGGGCCCCGAAAGGGGTTTTCTCTTTATGGATAGACTATAGACCTTGAATCTAGACCCTATCCACAAAACAAAGGCTATGTTGAAGCCTCCAATTCAACAGAAAGCGAGAGTATCATGTTTCATGGTATTATCAAACGTAATGATGGCTGGTTCCGGCTCATCACTGCGGTCCCTCTCCTTGAGAATGATAAAGTTCTTGAGGAGTTCGATGGTGGTCCTTATTGGCCCGCCTTTCTTGAGCAATTCTTTCCGGATCATTACCGGATCGAAGTGCGAAAGATCCAAAAACAATGGCATGGTGTGGTTCCTTCACAGGATCCTACAGCTATGCCAATCCTAGCCAATTCAGAAATCCTGCGTTGGAGCAACTCATCAGATCAGTACACAGTGCGGATCAAAGGTGTGAAGCCCCATCGTGGACGTACGACAACGTGGCTTGCTGGACTCGATGAGGTTGGTCTTGTGATCAAGAACTCAAAGAAGATGAGCAAGCGGTTGGCTGAAATTGTTCGCATGTCATGCATGTGGACATATGATCCCGATGGCAACATCAAGGTTCAAACTATCGACCACCTAGATCTTGGGTACATCGATAGTGATGTAGATGGAATCTCCGCAATCAGCCAAAGCTTTGCTATACGCTGTGTTGTGAGTAACCATCGTGCATCACGTGAATGGATCAACAAACAGATTGCACTAATCCTTGATGGTCAAACATCAGTAGTTCAGATCCGAGTCCTCATGAAAGATGGGTTGATCAAGGGCAATGCTCTAGTCCTCCCAGATAAGATGATGGATGGGTACGATATCAAGACCTTTGGTCCCAACATCAAGCCCGAGATCAGCACTAAGGGTTGGCAGTTTGCTACAATCGAACCGTCGTACTCGGCTATCCCTGTCAAGAGTGATGACCTTACCATGGCCATCTACCAGAAGGTAAATGGTCTGTATACTCAAGAAGATGTCATTCGTGGCCTAATAGGTACTCTTGAACAAGCAAAGGTCGACCTTGCAGAAGGTAACCAATTCAAGTTCATGACTACCTTGGTAGATAACAACAATGCTGTTGCCCAGTATCAAGCTAGTGAGGAAGATGAATTCCGTCGACCTGTCTCTACGCTTGAGATTGTGCAAAAGGCTGTTCGTGATCTTGATCAAGCTGGAATCCCATTTAATGCAACACAAACACTTCGCTGGTTGACAGTAAATGGTTTGAAGCGGTCATTCCTTGGTGCTAACGAAGGAAATGAAGGCATGGGCAATGTATGGCGTCATAAGCAGTATCACTGGTTCCCGGTTGAATGGGCATATGCCACTCACGTAATGACTCAAGAAGCACTCTCAATCTTCGGATTCAAGAATGTGTACAATGACTGTGGCTATTACCACAAGAAGACACACTGCTTTGCGGTACCTGGTAAGTACTTCGAGAAGAACCACATCAACCATGGTGGGGATGACCTAGACGATACATGGAAGATCCATGTCCGACTAGTTCGCTTTGCTGATGGGAACATCAAGCTTATGGCGTTCATTCTCCGTAACCCAAATGACTTTGGTGAATGGTCAATGATCCCAATCGAGAACTATGGCCCAGTATTCCATCGGTATACTGCATTCCCGCCTGTCATTGACTATGAGGAGCTGTTCAAGGCTGTTCCTCAATCTTCGTACCTGGAAGAGAACAATTTGGTTGTTCCCGGAACCCTTCCTGGTAGCTCTATTCTGAAGATCAACCCTGAGTATTCTCTGGGAGATGAAGGACGTAGTCGACTAGTGGCAATGGCATTCCCTGGTGGAGTTGGTTCTGCAGTACTGCCCAAGATCCTTTGGCATGCTCTAATCAACGAATACATCAAGAATCCTGTTGCTCGTAACGAAGACATCATTGACGGCATTGAACAGGGACTCGCTACTGTTGCTGACGTAAAGCTCATTGCACAATGGGTTGGTGAACTATACCGCCAAATCCGTGAAACAAATGGTCTTAACGGTACCAAGATGGATATGTTCTGGATGGTAACTCGTATGCCAGAGGTGCATGCTAAGGACCTTGAAACCACTACGGTTGAAGAGTCTCCTTGGTGCCAGATGCATATCCAACGAGAAATACTGGTGCGAACCACTGTTTCCGAAATGTCAGACCACCTGAATGCAACGCTTGTTGAGCCAGAGGTGCTGTTCAATATCCAGTGGACAGAAGAAGAACTGCTCAATGCAGCTCTAGAACACCAAAAGATCAGTGTTAAGCGTCGCATCATGACTGCAGAAGCATGGGTAGATTACCTATGTGATCTGTTCACTCGTATTGATGACAACCCAGACAAGGGTGTCGACTACATGAACCGCAAGATACTGGCACTGGCTTATCAGTCATATGTTGCCAAGCGTCAGTATCCGAAGGCCAATCACGACCAGTGGTTGTACACGTTCAGTGCAAAGAGCCCCAAGCAGCCAATTGATTGGTTCATCCGAGCACTCAACTCAATCTAGAGACTATAGGAGCAAATATTATATTGCTTCTAAAATCTCTTTAGTGCATGTTTAATCTATAGCATGCCAAGATACTCTTCTAAACTGGACTTTCTGTCTAAAAAGAAGGGTGATTACCTCATCCATAACGACCTTAGGAGGTCCCACAATGTCCCTATCCAAAAAACTCATCTACATCAACACCTCGCCGAAGGTCAACAACAAGGCAGACGGAACTCAGTTCTTTACTGTCTTGGTCGGGCTCAACAAGTCTGACAACATCGGCAATGCTGAGCGGATCACGATGACCGTGTTTCCAAATCAGCTCGAAGCAATGACCAAGGCATTTGCCAAGGCCAAGGCAAACGGCGTCAAGCTTGCGTTGTCCTGTGATGAAATCGTCGTCACTGAGGCCAAGTTGAACACATTCATCAACTCAGATGGTGTTCAGATCTCAGAGCTCCAAGCTTCGTGCTGGGCTCAAGGTCCAAGCCAGTTGACAGTCGTCAGCTCCACAATGTCTATCTCTGATGAGCTTCGTGCTCTTCTGGGTGACGACGGAGATGACGACCTTCTGGTCTAACGGCTGGTCAAGTCCCCCTGTCCCAGTAGATTCGCATCACAAGTGCGGGTCTGCTGGGACTTCCCCCTTTTTCTGACTAGTCCTTCAACTAGTGCATACAAAAGAGAATTCTGTCAAAAAAGAAGGGTGTAAGCCCAAAAATATTCCTAAGGAGGAATACCATGTATACAAAACTAGAAAACCTAATCAATGACACTGTTACCCTTATTAATGAGGCAGATAGCATTGTTTCTATGATGGAAAATATCCGTTGGATTTCGCCGGCAGGTGACTTGTTCATCGAACCACGTGGAACTATTCTCGAGATGATTGAGACCGGTTCCTGGCGGTAAAGTTTAAGCATTCTTTATATGCTTAGCTGACAGTCGATCTGAGTCTTCTGTCAGACTTAAACAAAGTGTCCTAAGCATGACACTGCAAATAACTGCTTCCTATCTGCATGACACCTCCCAGGTTGTGGATAGTCGGTTCTTTCTTTTCTCGACCGGCTATCCACACTGGTGTGTCTTGTTATTATTTTTTTATCCCTAATCCATCAATCTCTCAAAGGAAAATACCATGTCCACAATTATCAACAGACTACGCTGGCTTTCAGTTGGCGTATACCTCGGAGCATTCCTTGTCTATCTAATAGAAACTTATTCTAAAGAAGATGACAAAACAATAGACCTAACACAAAATTGGTCTGACTACAAGCATAACCATCAGAAAGCAGAAACAAATGCGTAAGCACCTAGCAATAGCATTCACCACAGTGTGTTTCGTAATCGGTATTTATACCGGTGACAAAGCACGCTCTACATTCATAAAAAGGAAATACTCATGAAAGAAATAACCTATCTACAAACATTAGAACTTATTGATCTTGCGGCACAAGAAGACAGGCTATACCATCACAATGGTGGTCAAGCTTACATTCGCGTGTCTATGGATCTCAATGTCCTTATGATTATTGATCACACCAGCCTAAACAAAGTAAGAATCGAACTTATGGATGGCACAGAATACTTCAAAGAATGTGTCAACTATAACTACGAACACTCTAAGCGTTTACGCAACCACTCAACAACAATGGTGGAATGGTATACAAAACATACGCTGTTAACAGAAATGCAGGCAGTCTAATGTGGTACTGGTATATCACTGGCTCAATTACAACAATTACGTTCTTATCTCTTATTATTAATTATATGTTAGTAACAGGTTTTATGAATGTGGTTGTTCGCCGGCCCCATAAGCAACAACTAAACATTGTTTATAACTGGGAAGATCACACCGGCCCAATTGAAAGAAAGGTAGCTGGCTAATGGCAATGTTCATGCTTGGCTTTGTATGCAATTACGCATTCTTAGCCACCATTTATATAATCATTAACTCAAACAGAAGCAATAACAATGGTCAGTACATTCCACAGAAGTGGCGTGACTGATCATTGTATTTGTTTTTTCTCTCTAACTTCTAAAGCGCTTTTTAATACAGCAAATACAAAAAAGAAGGGAAAGGAAACAGTAAATGCTTGATTGGTTACTCGATTTCATCACAGACATCCTAGAATTCATAATTCCAGGAAAAAATACAGACACACAATAAACACAAAAAGGAAACATCATGTCCACAACAGAAAAAACACCCATGGCAGAAAAAACAGCTAAGCTTTTCGGTAAATTAACCGCAAAAACTATCTCTGCAACTAGCAGCATTACCGGTAAAACGGTAGACGCAATCAAAGTAACACCTTCTAAAACCAGTGATCTCACACGTAGCATCACCGGTGCAATTGCAGAAGGTTATCGCGAGGTTCGTCCAGCTGAAGTTGAAGATACTTCTGACTCAAACACAACCACAGCCTAACACTGCGGTATAAGCAAAAAGAAGGGTATACCTCAGATATACCTTTTTGCACAATTATTCACAATTATTCAAAATTATACAACTAAGGAGACAGTAATATGTCTACATCATCCATCCTCAACAAGTTCGGTCTTTCAAATGACCTATTCTCGGCAATCGCAGAGAACATTGACAACTTGCAATCTACTGCTCGTACACAGAGCCTCGTAGTTGGCAAAACAGTCAAGTTCACTGGCTCCGTCAATGGCATTGAAGTTCCTGCAGAAGTAACCCTTCGTGAAGCTAACTTGTCACGACTTTCAGTGCTTCGTCAGTCATCGCCATACACAGGTAAAGAATACCTTCTTGTCACTGGTGTAATGAACCCTGTCAAGCTTGATATTTCAGTAAACATCGATGGCGAGTCCATGAGTCTTGTTGATCTCTTGCATGCATTTGTTGGTGATTCTGTTGAACGTTCAAAGTTCGAAGAATCCCTTGCTGCAATGGGCATGAACTACTCAGCCGGTATGCCATTGTTCTTCCAGCAATTCGGTGCACATGAAGAAGGTATCAAGCATGCCATCAATGCCTTTAAAACTGCTGGTGCAATCGATGTAACCAATTCCATTGAAAATCCTGGTCGCATTGTTGCTGCATACCAACACCAATCAGGTGTTCCAATGACCAGTTTCGAGCTTGGCACAACCGATCGTGAAAAGTCGCGTACCAATCAAGGTTTCTTGAACCTTGTTGACGCTTCTGTATCAACGTTCCAACGTGTATACCAGCTTCGTCTCGAGGCACATTCGCTTGGCCAGAAGATTTCTGATCTTCCTCAAGCTAAAGTAAAAGAAGCAGAAGAGAAGCGTAAAGAACTTCTTGCACTGTCTCGCCAATGGGTCAGCAACTGGTCCGGTTCGCAAGAGCGTATCAAAGTAGAAAAGAATGGTTCAAAGACTCCTCAAAACATCTTTGACCCAGTCAACGCTCCTTGTGGTCGTTTCTCGCTTGCAGTACAAGGCGAAGTCGTTGCATGCGATCTCTGGAGTAACTCGGCACGTGCTGAGCAGACTTCAGTTGTCGTTGAAGCAATTGAAAACGAAGAAGATCCCTTCTAAACTTCGGTAACTGCCAACTGTGGGGTGCGTATACAGTATAAACGCACATTTATTATAATTACATAAGATGTTTCTAAACAGTCTTAGTATTTTTTTACAGCTTGTCCTTAGCATTGACAACATAAAAGGCTAGTCGTCGATAGGTAATCAATATTAATGTTCTCGAAAAGGGCCTTGGCCAAAGTACAGATTTAATATTATAATGGTTCGAATCCATTTAGACGCACCATAGTTACATAAACATATATAATAAAACATTTTTTATTCATACAAAGGAGAATATTAATGACCACACCACAAGAAATCATCCAACAACAACAAGAATTAATTGAACAATACAGAGTAGTAGTCAACGCTCATGGTGAAGCACAAGAAAAACTATACCAGTACATCAATCAAATCCACAAACTCCTACTTACTGATGATCCAGTATCTAAAGAAGTAGCTATAGATCACATCGGCAAACTCGCAGCAAAGGCAAAACAATGAGAGATCAACTAACACCATGCATTGTATGTGAAAAAGCAGTCATCTACCTATGGCCAGAAGAATTTGGCACAGGTGATACTAATAATCTTAATGGTGCTACACACCTAAACTTTTATTCTGGTTATGGCTCAGAGTTTGACTGTAACGAGTATCAAGCAATCATCTGTGACGATTGTCTCGACAAAGCAATTCAACGTAACCGAGTACTGTTTGTTAAAGAACATTCTCTATTTGGTGACAATAATTAACCGTACCAACAAAAATCTAATTAGGCATTGTTATGTATCCCATGTGGTATATAACATGCCTTTTTATTTTTTTCTATAAGGCGAGAATCGCCGAAATTTAAACCTTATTTTAAAGTCGGTATTCGAGCCGTAATTATTTGTCCTACGAGTTGATCGCTGGCAATACAACTGATATAGTTATATCGTCTAAGCAGACAACTCACATAAGGAGAAATAATAGACATGACTCGGCAACACCAATCATCTACGATGAAGAAAGTCCTATCGGAGCTACTCCGGTTAGGATTTAAAGTTGAAAGAGCAAAGTCGGGCGTATATAAGATTGTTCCCCCCTCTACAATCCAAGGCCCAATGTACACGACACATGGAACAGAATCAGCCCTGCATCCCATGCGTCGAGACTTTAAAAGATTGTACAATGTAAATCTCCCTGTTTGAGTAATATGCGGACTGAGAAGCCGGTTGTAGGTATGGTGGTTACCTACGCCGGCTTTTCGTATGTCCCTAGTTAAAATATTATATTTTTTATTCCTAGGGCGAGAATCGCCGCAATCAAATAATGCTTTACTTACCTATGGTATATACATAAATAGGATAGCGACAGTATACCTTTAGGGTAACTATAAGATCAATCCTTGATCCTTTTTGTTAATAAAACCCCATAAGGTAGACCCTCGCACAGGGGCACCCATATATAACCTGTATAAACTATACAACCCTATAAATGGATCCTACCCCCTATCCCCCACTAGTCCCCACCACCCACCACTACAATCCCTCTCTACACAAGTATTATAAATGCTTAATCAAGCTATGAATACAATGTGATAAAACACTGATACAGGAGCTATCTATGAAACGACTACTTAAGCACATAGGCCGTACTACAGCCAAGGTTATTAACCGTATTAAGTCTAAAGATACTCCTAGAAAAGTATTAGTATCCTATTGGGCATTAGAGAGCTTTTATTCTGCCGGCATTTTCATAACCTTTATGATAGCTGGCATGTATATTCAAGCCTCTATAGCCCTAGCGGTACTAGCCCTACTAACCTACGCCATCCGTGGCGTACTACACACAGAAACTTACCAACATGTCCACTAAACCTTATCCTCCTAAGACACTACAAGAGATCTTCATGCTCATGGGATTCTATTCAAGTGGTTTTTGTTCCGGCCATTGCGAACACGCTCCTATGCGTACTAGCAATCCAGAACTAAACTCTCAGATAGAAGCCTGGCATGACAAGTATTATAGTTATCCTACTACACCTATAGAATATACTGGTGAGTACATGGAAAATGATACCCAAGATCAATACGTCAGTCCTCAGTCTCATATCGAACTCTATGACATCCTATCAGATAAGCTAATCCTTGACAACGATTATGCGTCTGATCCGTTCTAATTGCAAAAAAAATTAATCGCCGGATTTGGCATGAAAAGAGATATAATGAACAATGTATTCAGCGAGATCCTCGATGATCCAAACAACTTAGAAATTCTTAACAAGTCACTGTTATCTCAACAGTCTACTCTTAAAAACTATCTAAACCTCGATTTGACCAACACTGTAACCAAAGAAGATCATATAAGGATCCAATCGTCTATTCAAAGAATTGATGATATCCTAGATATGATTGAAGGTTATAGTACGTCAAAAAACGAGGAAAAAGTTACGCTTCAAGATCCAAGCTGAGCTAGATATATACCCTCCTTTATCATCTAACTCCCATTAGGTAGTCAAGCTTGATCTAAAGCTAACCGAACCCAGTTCCCAGTAGTCTTGTCCTTTGTACTACTGGGGGCTGGGCTTCCCACTATTTTATTTTAAAAAGGGGTAAGATTATTCTTCCTAAACAAAACCCATCCTCATCTCTAGGTGAGTTAGAAGCTCAGTTCTTTGAGAACCTGAGAGTCTTTCACGAAACCTATACAAAATATTATGATTGTTTAATTACAGTTCCTATCGTACAAGATAACATCAAGGATTTGAGATCTCTAACTGAAGGATTTGACACTCTGTCTAAGGCCTTTAGTAACATGTCTCAATCTCTTCCTGCCTTGTGCGAAGCCAAAGGAATTGTCTTTTAAATCGTATTTTTTGTTAAACCTCGTATTTTATACACCTTTGAGGTTTTTAATACTATATAATATATATGACTTGTAATGATGGTATCTGAAAAACTTCAGATATTTCCGATATCATCTACATTTAACACCTGTAGCTATATATCTTTATATATCTTATTATCAACAACAACCTCATAGAGGAGTACCAAAATGCCAAGAGGAAAAACAAATGCTATTGAACAGCTCATCAATACCAAGTACAGCAACGGAACTGAAATCACTGTTGCTCAACTTGCAACAGAAGTTGACTGCACTGTTCAAAACGTTTACATCTACATGCGAAAGAATTCTACTAGATTCTCTCAAATTCGTAGAGGCGTATATAAAGTTAATCCATCTGGCACTGTCGCTGTTAACAGCAGCAGCAGTGGCAGCATGACCATTGACGCTTCTACAGAAATATAGACACCAAAGCTAAGTAATACTTTAAAAACCGTTACTATTTATAGAACGTAATTAATTTATTGCGAAGCGCAGGAGTACAATGTCTTTGTAAGATCCCGGGAAATTGTCCCAACAGTTTCTCGGGATTCTTCCATTTAAGAAATGTATTCCTTTTTCCGTTTATACCGTAATTCTATTTAGAATTAAAACAGGAAAATATTATATTAAATAATATCCTGTACGGTTAACACTGGAGGAACAAACTGTTAAGTTTAAAAACCAATAACACTATCATCTATGTGATACAATATGTAATGCCCGTTTGCACCGGGCAAGGGTAATATCCCTAACCCAAATAGATAGTTATATCTACGAAGTCGGAGAGGCAATCCTGCCACTGCTGCGGACAATTCGTTGTGTCCGTGCATCTTCGGTTTCGCAACCTGCGCGTTTGCTAATGAGACGTAAGTCTCAAACCCACACGAAAAGGAGCGAAAACCCATGCGCATAATACGAAACATATTATTGTCACTTCTGGTGATAATAGCTGGAGGATTACCAGCAACAACAACATCAGTATCTGCTAAGAATGTCGACGGTGTTTCGGAAGTTTCTTCCGAGCCCCGAAGTACCACCTTACTCAGTTATCCTACTAAATGGAAACCTATCTATTACAAGATGGGTCCATCAATAAACTACTGGAAAAAAGTTGCCAAATGTGAAACAAATGGCAACTGGCAAGACGGTGGCAACTGGGGAGGTGGACTTGGTATAGCTGAGTCCACATGGAAAGGATACGGTGGCAATGAATTTGCTGCCCATCCCTCCAAAGCTACAATGCTAGAACAGATAATTGTTGCTAATAGAGTATCAACATTTGGCTATCAAACTAAGAATGAATTTATGACTGTCGAAGACAGAACTAATAATAAACCATTCTTTAGACCAGCTGTTGGTTTTAATGGTTGGGGTTGTATTAAAAACAACTCCTATCTTAAACCTAATGTTCCTAAATTCTATTACTCTAAGCTTCCAGCTAGTCCAGAGTTTTATTGTCCAGCATTTGAACCTATATTTAAAAAATATGGTTTACCATGGAAAGTATTCTCATACATTGCATGGCGTGAATCACGTTGTGATCCGAATGCCTTCAATGACACTCTAAACTCTGATGGATCTACTGATTCTGGCTTGTTGCAGATCAACTCATGTTGGTATAAAACATTCAAGGCAGAAACAGGCTATGATTCCACTCATTTGATGAACCCTGAACTTAACGCTTTATTTGCCAGCTGGATTCTACACTTTTCAAGTGGCAGACTATCCAATTGGAATATTAAAGCAAGAGTATAGTACATCCAGAAATATACAAACCTTAATCATTAATACAAGGAGAACACGATGACCACACGGATTCGTAACCTGTCAGACATGTCCACTGCTACTCAGTTGATCAAACGCCCAGAGCGATTTGGTATAACTGATGTAACCTCACTCATGACACCAGTAGCTAGCTTTCCAATAGGAGCTGGCCGTGGACGTAAGCGTAATGCTATTACCACACAGATGTACGCACATCTTTTGGAAAACATGAACCAATCATTCCATATCAATATCCCGTTTGCTACTCAAAAAGAAGCAAACAACTTTGCTGCTAACCTATACAGCAAAGCACGTCAAGATGGATTGTCATTTAGCCGTTGCGTAGTGCAAGATCAAACAAAAGCTAATGCTTGGAACCTTTGGGTCGAGCTTAGCCGATAGGTTAATTAAAATACAAAGCATCTCAGGGTCGGGCTCGTAAGAGTCCGGCCCTTTTGCTATGTATCCACTTTTTTTGTTCGTACAAAAAAGAAGGGAACACTACACAGAAGGTAACTTATGTCAATATACATAGATCCTATAGCCATTATATTCTTTCCACTATGTTTCATAGTCTTGGTAGTCTCCTTTCTACGAGGAGATTCTGAATACAGATATAAACGTGAACAGGAGAAACTTAAAAAGAAAACAAAACTATAGTATATACAAAACATCGACTTATATATTTACATAGGAGAATACAAAATGTTTATGATGATGATAATGCTAGCAATCTCTTCGACCATTGTCGAAATGATGTTTGCTGCTAACTTTGCTGGCTGGCGAATTAATGCCCATAAGTACAAATGGTTTAACATGGTTATATCCGTGCTAATCTCATTTATCTTGGGTATTGCATTCGGTGCCCAAGGCTTAATTGCCCTTGGTGCTGCCATGATATCAACCGTACTGTCAATTCCGGGTTATGCATTCTTACACTGGAACTACGATAGTCCCAAAGCTCAGACTCTTGGGATTCCTCGTACAGAGCATATTAAAATTGTAGCTAAAGACAAATCAGAAAAAGGCAAAGAACTTGCCGGTGATTTGGCTAAAGTTGCATACGGTACCGGTAAAGTTATTACCGCACCAATTTGGGTTACCCGCAAGGCAACAACCAAATACAAGGCTTATAAAAAAGCCTCATAACTTATATTAAATAAAGGAATAGTATCATGTCCAATTTAGATGACAATTCTGTACGCAAGATTGTAGCTTCTTACCATAAAATCCAAGAGGCTAAAGACTCTATTGAGTATCTTCTCAAAGATGAAGATGATATCGAGCTTGTCGAGCTTATGCTTGACTCGCTTGATTCAATAGATTCTATCATTAAGCGTCCACTTACTAACTATTCAACAGCTTCAGTTGTTGGCGAATGGTGTATTAATCAATACGGCCTTGGCCCGATACTCACTGCGGGCATTATGTCCCACATTGATATCACCAAAGCTAACACAGCTGGAGCACTCTGGCGTTACGCAGGATTTGAACCAACTCCACAAGATAGTCCTAAGATACCATACAATGGTGAACTTAAAAATATCTGTTGGAAAATTGGATTAAATTTTGCAAAATACTCTAATCGCACTAAGTGCTTTTATGGACAACTCTATCTAAGAGATCGTACCCGACGAACTGAAGACAACAATAACTTGATGTATGCTGATCGGGCGTATGAACTTCTTGATAATGTAAGTTCAAAAAATAAACCCAACATTGACACTCTGTCTATGGGGAAACTTCCCCAAGAACAGATAGATGCTCAAGCTCGTAGGTTTGCTATTAAAATGTTCTTAAGCCACTACCACGCAGTAGCTTATCAAGAATATTATAACACTGTTCCTGATCGTCCATCATTTATTTATATTGATGGCGAAAAGGAAGAAGTCCAAATCCCCAACAACCCATTCAAACAATAAGGAATACTCACATGCTACATACCAATAACGCTACCACTGATCTTCAATACTATACTCAACTTGCTTTTAGATATCTTGATGATCGTTTAGAAGAGCTAAATGATTCACCTATTCCATCTGACTGTTTAACAGTTATGTTAGACTGGCATCCTAAACAGGATCCTCGTTTTCTAGACATGGGCACAGGTCAAGTAACACTTTATGCTTATCCTAGTCGTGAGACTTTTGCTGTAACTGGAACTGCAGATGGCAGTTCAGTTACTTACGTAGTTGAAGGACTCAAATATGCTCTACTTCTTGTAGAATATCTTGCTAACGATTCTATTTATATGGCTAATCTTCTTAAAGGACCACGATAAATAAAATGTCTATCTATAAATTCCTTTATGAAGACATTAGAACAGTAACAAACAATAATTTTACTTTACCTAATTCTCTTCGTAATAAATTTTACGAAGCTGGATATCTTAATTTCTATGAAATTATTACTACTCCAATTGAACACTTAAAGAAAAATGCACACATTACTGATGCAAAGGTTAATCAATTAAACAAAAAGCTTTCTCATGTATACCTATCTCTTGGTATGTCTAAAGAAACATTTGATTGGGTTATTAAGTATTATTATACTGAATATTACCATGCTTTAATTCCTAAATTGCATCTTAAACAGATCCATCGTGCTGTTTACAACCAAACATTACCCTTGCTTACTGCAAAGAAAATTCTAGCTAAAATACCAGGATCTGTTGAATATTTTTATGCAACAGGCAAATTTAGATAAAACACTTTAAAAGAAAAAAAGGAATAACAATGCCAAAACTACCAGACAGACATACTTTTAGTTTAAGACTTATGCCTGACGCATATCAAAAGCTTGATATCATTAGCAAAATAACTGGTTTAAAAATGACTCAAATTATTAATCAACTTATTATCACAGCTGAAATTGATACAACTAACGTTGAACAAATTATTCAAAAAACTTCTCAAATTAAAGATCTTGAAGATCAACTTAAAGCTCTTAGAGATGAAGTTTTAAACAACCAGAATAAAGAACTTATATTTAAGGAACACAATGCTTAATATTATTACAACAATAAGTCCAGAACGAGTTGCCAAAGCAGTTCAATACCTCGAAGAGAATATTGTACCTCAACTTGGCACTGACGTTTCTAACTACGCACCTGGTCGGAGTCGAGTATGGTTTCCATACGAAGCTCCACTAAGTGAAGCCAGAGACTATCAACTTGCTTGTCAAGATGATAAGATCTGGACATTTGTTAAAAACATTTGCTCAACCTTCGAATGGGAACCAGAGTTAGGTCTGGTTTCCAAAGGTGGCACCATTAATTCTCACCGAGATGCAGCTTATGCTGACTTCCGTTCTATCGGAATCAATCTTGGCAAAGTGACATGGTGCTATGAAAGAATTTATCCAAACTTTGGATGGGCTCGTCCAGAAGATTGTCTTAGTCCTTCTGAAATAATTAAAGTCCCGATGACAGGTGGTGAAGTTTTTGAATTCAACTGCAAAAATCCTCACTGGACCGAAGACGTTGACCCTGATCGTTGGGCTTTTAATATGTGGCGCATCTCTAATAAAGGTCGTTCTAAGTTTGAAAACTTCTTAAATCAATCTAACCTACTAGTTAACCAGGAGTAACAATGATTTCAGAATCCTTTATGCGATTTGCTAAATGCAAAACAATTAAAGATACTAACTTCTTTTTCTCTGATCATGTATCAGGGACTAATAAGGCTATTGCATTTTGTCAAGACTGCCCCGTAAAAACACCATGTGCTTTATATGCTATTGAAAATAACATTAATCATGGTGTATGGGGAGGTCTATCAATTCGTGCAAGAACTGTTATTCGTAGAAATAAATCTAACAACTTCCTGGTACCTGCAAAATAATGACAAGTTAAACTACTTGAACATTCTTCAACAGCATATTAACTTTATGCTGTAGATGAGTAGTTCATGTCTATAAAAGGAGATATTTGTGAACTATACACAAATGTATTCAGACATCTACGAAAGTCTGCAAACAACCAAAGTCAACCACGATGAGCTTCACAATATTTGCTTGCGAATTTGTGACGCTTTAAATGATTACAACATAATTATCAGTGGCATGGCAACATCAACTAAGGCTTCTGGCCCTAAGTTGGGTTACCCTGTCGCTTGTAAAGTTTCTTAGTTATGCTAAGAACAGGTTTAGTTATATACCTGAAAAGAACCAGCGCCAGCCTGGCTTCGAAAATATAACAGCTGGCACTCACACATATAAGTATCAAATATTCTAATTGTGTAAATTATTTTTTAATAAGGGAATAGTTTATACAAAAAGAAGGGACCAATGACTAATCCTAAGGAGGGATTATGAACTTTAATACATACCGACCAACAGTACGCATGAAAGCATTTAAAGATGCTCCATTGCGTTCTACCAACGACTATCAAATCGGATTCTATGACATCGGCATCATGCGTGAGCTGATGGAAAACGTAGATGCTTCCGAGTTTCGTGTAGCAACAATGCCTATACCTACCAATGTATTTGATCGTGCTGAAGTTGAGAAGATTATTTCTCACCCTTCAGTCGAGTATGCCTTGGTTGATAAAAACAAGATTGTTGCCGTTTCCCTCAAAGGATCCAACGGATGGCTTTCAGCACTTACTAAGTCTGGATACAAAGTCAAAGGTGGAGGCAAGACCTCTAAGCGTCTCAAGACTGTACACCGTGCAGCTCTAATCAATGCTCACTTTGACAACGTCAATATTCAATGGGTTAACCCTACTGACTATACACGTTTCAACTTTGAATCTGGTTGGGCAGAATGGGTAGAAAAAGCTACACCTCGACTTCTCGATGGTGGCTTCATTGTTTCTTCACGCCTTATTCGTAAGGCAGTAGAGGCAATGCCTATCTATGACTCCGTTAATTCAGCAGATGAAAACGACGTATACTACGATCCTAAGATCCAAGCAGATCTTCGCAGATTCTTAATTGAATCTCGAGTATTTAATGGTAGACTCCTTTTCGAAGATGGAATGATTAAAGGTAACTTTATCGTTTCAGATAATCTTCCAGAAGGTGTTGACATTCTTTCAACACGTGACAACGTTAAGAAAGAACTTGCTTACTCTGGTGGATTTCGTCTTATCGCAGAACCTCAAGGACCTAAGTCCCGTGTAGTTACTGATGATCAAACTGTTATCAACTTTCCAAAGTTGTTCCGCAAAGCTGACATGGAAATGTGGCTCAAAGAAGACTATGAAAAGATGTTCCAAGACGCAGTCAATGGACGTCTTCTCACCAACTGGAAGTCATACTTTGTTCGTCAGTTCTCACGTGACAATAAAGAAGTAGAAGATGTAGAAGCTCAAGCTCGCATCGGATACGTTGGCTATCGTTGGGCCAGTATGGGATTATCAATTACGGATTCTCCGTGGTTGTTTAAGACTCTTGCTATCTCCCACGCAAAGCCACTTGAAAACCGTATTCCTATTCCGTGCAGTGTTTACGAGCAGGTTATTCCTGAATCGTTAGCACGTATGGGCGGATGGAACATTGAAGTTGACGAAGGTACAATTCGTCGAATCAATGATATCGGTGTTCATGTTGTTAATGACTTTGACTGGCTCGAGATGTACGAGAGCCATGGCGGTCATGATCAAGACGACTTCTTTAAGTTGTTCTACCGTACACTTACCGGTGGTACTCGTGATAACGAAAAAGTAGTTATTATCGCTCGTTCTCCTAATGGCTATGGTGAATACACCATTCTTAGCTATGTTGAAGACGAGTGGTATCCTACTTGGTCTAAGGCTAATGGCGAAGTGATTAGCTTTCCTGAAGTAAATGGTCGTAACTGGCCAGTTCGATTGTCTCATGCAATCCGCAACAATCAGGTTAGATATCTTGGTTTGCCGAGTGATCACAACCCTTTACCTCTTCGTAAGACTGAGCAAAATTATTCTGTAGCAGATGTTATGGCAGACATTGATACTGCGATGATGGGTGGTAACGTTGGTCGTTTCGTAAACGGCTCAATGCTCCACTCTTCCACACTAGGAAAACATCGTCCAGTTCAAGTATGTTCTTTAGAATCTGCTATTGACGGATGTACTCAGACTTCAGATCCTCGTGATCGTCAAGCAATTGATGCTGAAGCAGAAACTATTATTCAAGAGGTTCTTAATTCCGGTCGCCCAATAGATCATGATCTATGGTTCGGTCGCTTTAAGAATCTTTCCCGTAAGCATCCTGAAGTAGAAACCTACGAAGGTACCCTTACTCATTTGAATAACCTTTGCAAGCATTACAATGCACTGTATGTAGAGCGTGTTACCAAGTACTCTCAAGAGAATATTGAATTGTCTCCAACTATTCAGGCTCTTGCTGAACGCTTGTACTTTCACGCTGGTCCCATATTGCGTAAGTTCCGTATGAACATTTATAATACTAACAGTAACGAATTCGTTCAAACTGTTGGCTCTATAAAGCGTGAAGAATGGGACTACTTGTACAAGTTTGTCGTTGATGCAATCAATTCATTTGAACGCATTGAAGACCAACATGACTTCGTACTTGCTTTGTACTGCTCTAGCATCAAAGAGCCTACTAGTTCAGGTAAATTGTCTGACCAGATTGTAATGAACCGCACCGTATATCCATATCTTGAGAAAGCTCTCATTCACTATGGCATTGGTAAGCGTGTAATCATGCAATACGAAGACAATGAGTATAAGATCAAAACTTTTAGGCACAATAAGTGGCTGTATACAGATCCTGATGGAACCGAACACGTCTTTGATGACGTGCTTGAGTACCAAAAGCATCATGCAACATTCTCACCTATTGTGTTTACAAACAATGAAACACCCACTCCTGTACGCAGACTCAAAGCTGAGTTCTAGTAAATATAAAATTGAAGTGTCTGGGGATAGCAATATCCCCAGATGCTTTTTTTATTTTATCTTAATATTTTAAATTGGAGACCCTATGTCTGATAAAGACAATAATTTTACATTCACTACACCAGAAGACTTTAATGAAAGAACTTCCCTTCTTTTACCCGATGCTTGGACTCAAGTAAAAAAGTCTTCTAAATTCTTTTCTGAAGTAATTAAAGCAAGTGGTCCAAGTACCTTTTCTGCTACTGTCGTAGTATTCAATTGCGATAAAGATCTTTCTGCAGTTGTTACCTCTCGACCAGTTTCTGGCAAAGAAGATTTGTATCAATCACTTTGTGAAATACTATTTCTTCCTATGAGTATTCGTTCTGAATTATTTATTGTTATTACAGATACTGTAATCACAGACGTTCAAGACAGTAACTCTAAACAAGATGCCATGAATATGACTTTTGTTTCTCCTGACTTTTGTCTTATATGCACCTTCCCTTATATCGTTCAAGATAACAATGAAGTTGTTTTTGATTACGATAAATCTAATATGATTTCCATAACTAAAGAAGAAGATTCTACAGAAGCATCTGCTGCTGGAGACATGTTAGAACTATTCTATATTTTCTCTCACGTAGAGAACAGTGGCCCTTTTCATATTGACGACGTCCTTGCTTATTTCGAAGACAATAACATGATATATGAAATTATTAATAAAGAAAACCTACAAAAACGACCAGCTTCGTTTTTAGTTTAAGGACACATTATGACAACACCCATTAATCTTTTAGATAAGGAAGATTTTCAATTTATTGAATCTTTCGTATATATTAAAGACTCACAAACTACTGTATGTGGTAAACTAGAAATGTTTGACTACAAAGAGTTAGAAGATAAATTCACCTTCGAACCATTCTTCGGAGAATGTGATCTGTTTGGATTTTAAAATATGACATTTACACTGCGACCATATCAACAAGAAGCACTCGATGCTGTTGTAACTAATGCTAATAACGGTATTACGAAACAACTAGTAGTTCTTCCAACTGGTGCAGGAAAAACTGTTATATTTTCACAGCTTCCTATAATTAAACCAGATACTTTACCTATGCTAGTCTTAGCTCATAGGTCTGAGTTATTAGAACAAGCTAGGTCCAAAATCCTAGATTGTAATCCCAATCTCACTGTAGAGATTGAACAAGCTGAACGTAAAGCTGGCAAAGTAGACGTAGTCGTTGCCAGCGTTGCTACCTTGGGTAGAAACAATACTCCTCGTATAGAACAATATCCTAAAGATTACTTTAAATCCATAGTTATAGATGAGGCTCACCATGCTGCTGCTCCTAGTTATAGAAGAATTATTGATTTCTTCTCTCCTGATTTTCTGCTGGGCGTTACTGCGACGCCGCAAAGATCAGATTCTACTAGACTAATTGATGTCTTTGACGAAATAGTCTACTATAGAACTATACAAGATCTTATCCAAGAAGGGTGGTTATCACCACTCGTAGGATATAGAGTAAAAACAAGTACCGACATTTCAGAAGTGGAGATCCAAAATGGCGAATATAGTCAATCGCAATTGGAAGAAAAAATTGATAACCCTGAGCGTAATGCTCATGTTGTCGCTGCCTATCGCAATCTGGCAATGGATAAAAAAGCCCTTGTATACGCATCCGGCGTCAGACACGCCCAAAACTTGGCCTTATCCTTTAACCAAGCGTCGGTAAAAACAGCTGTAATCGTAGGGACAACCCCACGAGAAGAACGAGAAATCATCCTTGCTCAGTTTGCAAAAGGACAAATTTCCGTTATTGTAAATGTTGGCGTTTTGACTGAAGGCTTTGACGAGCCATCATTAGAAGCCATCATAATAGCTAAACCTACTCGAAGCACTCTCCTCTATACTCAAATAGTTGGACGAGGTACTCGTTTATTTGAAGGTAAAGAGCATTGTATAATTATAGACATTGCAGACACCACAAAGGGAAAGAAGCCTATTGGCCTTCCTACTCTATTGGGTATGCCACCAGAATTCGATTTACAAGGACAAAGCCTTACAGACGTAGCTGAAAAGTTTGAAGAACTTGAATCTTATTGTCCAGGCGAAGCTGTTCGTGTTCTTAATCCTGATGATATACAAGTAGCTTATACTCGTATTAATCTATTTATGCCACCACCTCCTAACCCTGTTGTCTTAGAATATTCTAAATTAGTTTGGGCAGAAATAGCTGAAGATGAATTTCATCTTGGCTTAAACAATTCTGAATCTATGCGTATTAAGTGCGATACACTTGGACGTTGGAATGTAACTCTACATGATAACGTTCAGAAATCTACTAGAGTTCTTGGTATTGCTCCTGATATGCGTGAAGCTTTTGCTCGCTCTGATAAATGGATACAATCCAACAGAGCTTCATCTGTAGCTCTCCTTGACTCTTCAGCAGCATGGAGAGCAGATTCCCCAACTGACTCTCAACAAAAACTATTAAAGCGTATAGGTATACCTATTACCACTGACATGACCAAGGGCATGGCTAGTCAAATCATCTCTCGTTACTACGAAAACAATCCTAAGCCTAAATGGCTACAGAATAAAATATCTAGTAAGAAAAACTTTTAATCTTTAGTAAATACAAAAAAAAGATATTTATTAATTATTATCTATTTATATAACTTATATGAAATGGAAAAATCATGTCCTTTAAGCTAAAGCATTTTGTGCTTTCTGCTGCTTTAATTTCTAGTATATTTATATACAGTCCAGCACAAGCTCAATACAATATCTACGATGTTGCTCCTGCAACTTCTCGGGTTAAATTTAAACATACTTTAAATACCTCAATACCCTTTATCTCTGGAAACATTCCCTTTGAATCACAATATCGTGGTCAAGGAGTCTATACTGTTATCATAGATACAGGAGTAGAAGTATCTCATCCATTCTTTCAAAACAGAGTTTCTTTAGAAGCCTGTTTTGCTGCCTTATGTCCTAATGGCAAAAATCAACAGATTGGCCCAGGAGCAGCTAAGCCAGTTCACTGGCACGGCACTCATGTTGCCGGAATTGTAGCTGGATACAATTCTTCTTTTTATGGTGTAGCCCCTGAATCTAATATTATTGCTATCAATGTGTTTGATTCTACTGGAGCAGCATATGACGATGATATCACTCGTGCTTTAAATTGGGTTTTATCAATTTCAAATACTTACAATATTGCTGCAATCAATATGTCTCTTGGGGGAAACACTACATATTTAACTACTTGTGATGATTACATTCCTTCAATGACAACTGCTATTGAAAATCTTAGAGATAAAAATATAGCTACAGTAATTGCTGCTGGTAATAACTATTCCCACGGAATGAGCGTTCCTGCATGCATTTCTTCTTCAGTTTCTGTAGCTGCTATGTACACTGGTACAAGTACTATTACTAATTTTTCAAATATAAGTAAATATACTACAATAGCTGCTCCCGGTTATGTTATTAACTCTTCAAAAACTGGAGCTATTTATGGAACAGCTTCTGGAACTTCAATGGCAACACCATTTGTAGTTGGAGCATTTGCTGTTTACAGATCTAAGTTTGGAATTCAATCTGTTTTTAAAGTTGTTTCTGATTTTAAATCTACAACTAAAACTGCTTACGATTCTTATGCTCGCATAACAATTCCTCGCTTAGACTTTGCTCATCTATTTGCAACAGATACTCCTACTACTCCCACAACCACAACTACAGTAGTTCCTGTAACTACTACAACAGTTCCCGTAGCAACCACTACTATTCCTGTAGTGACTACCACTACAGTTCCAGTTGTTTCAACTACTGTTCCAGCACCTGTTACTACCACCACTGTAGCCCCAATTGTTACTACTACTACATTTCCTGTAGTCACTACAACAATTCCTGGAACTACACCTAAACGAGTATCTACCCCCAACTTACATGAAGTTGATGGTAAATTTAAAACCTATGTTCAAATCTATTATAGAGATCCATATGTAAACTTTAAAAATGTTTCTTATTATACATTAAAGTGCAATGGATCTACTGAATATATGATTCCTCGTAGCGCTTCTTATGGATGGAACGTTTACAGATTAAAAGTTCCAGCTAAGAATATTTCATACTGTGCTATGAGATCTGTATCTTATGATGGTTCTACATCATCTTACACTTCTAATCAAAACATATATCCTAGAAACAAAATTTCTTCATCAACTATCAAATCTATATTTAAAGGAAAATAGTTTGACTCTTTTAAAAGAGCTTGATCTTGAAAACAAAATAGAAACTTTATATATTCCTTATCAAGGAAGTGCTTGCATTATATTGGAAGCATACGATAAAGTTATCGATTACATTTTTCAAAATCAACCTACATACAAAATAAAGATTACTGATCAAGTATTCATTATTCTATCATATAGTAACTTTGGGATTTACCCTAAAGTTAATCATGATGCAACTGTTCTTTATAGAACTTATACTAATATATATCAAGACTCTACAATTTATGGTGATGCTTTAGTTGTAGGCGAAGATTCACAATCTGTGTCTCAAGAAATAATTGATTCTATATTAAATATATTCTATAGATAAAAAAAAACAATAACATTCTTACCCAAGAAAGGAAGATATTATGACAATGGCAATGATGATAACATCTTCTCCTGAAGATTTATCTAATCTCACTACAACTATTAAACTCATTAAGCTTGTTGAAAACATGCTTGGAGACAATGCTACCTTCGTAGAATATGGTGACGCAAAAATCAGCAAGCCTGAAATAGAACACATTTCAGGTTACTTTGCTGGCATGCATCACATACTTACTAATTCTGGTATGACAGAACAAGGAAGCATTGACTATCAGGAGTATACATCTAATGAAGAACCCTCAGAAGAACTCATTAAATCAAAACTTTAATCTTAAAAAGAAATGTTCATCTTGCGGATCAATATCTAATGATGTTAACAAATCTGTTTTAATGGATAAACTCTTATGCATAGCCTGTCTTAAAGATGCCATCATTGGCAAAACTCAAAACACCTAGTTTACCATTCACCCGAGTGGCGGAATAGGCAGACGCAGGGGGCTTAAACCCCCCGGAGGGCAACCTCTTACCGGTTCAAGTCCGGTCTCGGGTACTGTCTGCTGTAATAAGCATGACAAATTATTTTAAGGAAATAAACATACTTATGAAAAAGTTTATTAACAATTTAATTCCAAAAATCAGACCATTTACTGATGGATTTGATTACGGTATTAAACATCACAAGACAATTGAAGATCATCACTTCTTCACTTATCCATATCGTGTAGATGAATATAATCTAGCCAGAAAACAAGATGCTCTTTATCGCAAGGGCATACGTTCTGCAAGAGTGTATTCTCGCTATAGATATGAAACACTTTTGCTCATATATGTATTATCAACTGCAATTATATTTTCACGTTGCGGTTGGTAAAATAACCACCAATAAAGGAAAACATGAAAACAAAAATACAACCAACACGTCAAGAAGCTCAAGATCTTATTCTTATAGCTCATCGCTTAATTGATAATCTTAGACCTATAGGCCTTGACCTTAGAGAGCTTTTATTATCTCTTCATGAAGCTAATTTGACTTTGTCATTTGCTAACACTGAAACAGATTTTGATAGTCACGACGTTACTCCGTTATTTGCTATTCAACTTCTTGATAACCCTCAGTTGCAAAATTACGATTCTTCACTTGAAGTAATAATTTAATCTAATCCCAGATAGCTCAGTTGGCAGAGCTACGGACTGTTAATCCGTTGGTCGTAGGTTCGAGCCCTACTCTGGGAGCTATGACAAAATCCAAATATGACATGTCTCACCTATTAGGTAGACGTATAGAAATAATTACTTGCACCGACAGATACACTAATCTTGTCCCTGGCTCTCAGGGAACAGTAACTGCGGTAGATTCTAACGGAACTGTATTTGCAAAATGGGATGATGGTTCTATTTTAGGCCTCATCCCTGCAATTGATAAATGGAAGTATCTATAATGTTTATTACTTACTCAACTCGTTCAAATGATGGCTTAACTGCTGATCATTTAAATATCGAAGATGCTTTGGAAGCTTTTACTTCTGATTCTGGATATCGTTTAGATTTCCACTTTGAAGATGGACGTGTTCTTTACATTCATCGTGCAGAGTACGGAGATGAAATTCCAGATGATCATCCAGCATTTAAGGGTTATTCTCAAGCTTTGGCTAAAGTACTCTTGTACACCCCTAAAACTAATGACGTAAACAATGTTGTACACGTTAACTTTGGTCAGGATTAACCCATGTTTAAAAAAATTAGAAACGCACTTAAAACTATATCTATTCTAGAAGATATAGATGTTAATATGTCAAAAATGGAATGGTATAATTCTGTTTTGCAACAAGATGATCTACCTAAGTATACTTACTTTGCCCAGTATCATGGATACACCCATGTTGTATCATGGGGTCCATTCGCTACCTTAGAACAAGCAAAAGCTTGGGTTGATTCAACTCAAGAAAAGCATAATCTATCATGCAATATAATACCTGCATTAGATCCTAAGGCAGATTCAAAACACTGGCCTCTTTAATTAAGTGACCTTTATATCAAATTAGTACCTTTTAAGGATTTAAATGTATCACCCTTCATGGTTCGATGCAGCGGCATGTAAAAATCAAACTGATTTATTCTTTCCGCTTTATAACGAACGCCCTCAAGCTAGAGTTAAACGAGAAGCAAAAGCTTTGACCATTTGTTCTCAATGCCCAGTAGCCACTCAGTGCAGAGCTTATGCTCGTGACAACCTTGAGTACGGCATATGGGGTGGCGAAACAGAAGAACAACGTGTAAAACTAGGTTATTTTCCTTATGGCAATGCCAAAAGAAAACCTAAAAGAATTATCAATAAGGATGGAATATGATTTACTCTATTCAACATTTAATTAATAGGATTAGGTTTAAGCGTACAGCTAGACAACGTTATAAATCCTATAACAAAATCCATCAAACTCCTTATGGAATCTCTACTAGAAATCAAGGTTATTACGAATGAAAGATATACTAATCATATTAGTTATTGCAGGTGTTTTAACTTTTATAGTAGAAAAACTATGGAAACCATAATTTATTATGGAATCCATTAAACAAAAAATATAATAGAAACGAGTACTAATGCCTACAGGTATTGTAAAATTTTTCAATGAAGAAAAAGGCTTTGGCTTTATTTCTACAGACACAGATGGAGACATCTTTGTTCATACTTCTAATGTTGAACAAGCTGCCCAGCCTGCATTGACTACAGGTCAAAGTGTTCAATTCGATATTGGCGAAGGACGTAAAGGTCCTGAAGCAATCAACGTTCGCGTTGTATAATTGTTATTATACATATAGACATAAGGATTAATTAATGATATTTAAACTTCACAAAAAACATAAGCTTGATATTATTGCTCATTCTTTAACTGCTTCTGGTATTGTAATCTGGCATGGTATTCCAGAAAAAATTATTCAAGATCTTAATGCAGCTGGTTATAAAATTAAAAAAAGTAAAAAGCTTAAACAAGTTTTACAAACACTAGACATAGTTGAACCCACTACCATTGATGACATCTATCCATAGATGACATCACGCGCCTTTAGCTCAGTTGGTAGAGCATCGGACTTTTAATCCGTGTGTCCCGGGTTCGAGCCCCGGAGGGCGTACTATGACAAATGAATTAAATTTACTAAACGAACTTCATATTGGCGATGTTGTAGGCACCACCAATAGGACGGTTATAACAGCTACTAAAAAAGCTGATAGGATTCCTGACGATAGTTATGCTCATTGGATAACTATTTGTCATAAAGAGAACGAGCTTCATCCATACGTAGTATGGAGCGTTGTGGCTATACCTCAAGGCTTTGAAGCATCGAATGGTGATTACTGCACCACCTTAGAAAAAGCAGTTACTATATATAAAAAACGTGGAGGGGAAGCGTAATGACTATTAATCCAAAAAACAATGCTATCCAAATGGTTGATAAAGCTATTGGAGACATTTCTGGTCAACAGCTTGTCTCGTCATCTGAAATGACAGACCTGCTATTAGACATTCGTCTATACTTACTACTTACAGAAGAGGCTACACCAACTCATGAAAGTTAAATTAATTGTTGAAATCCATGCCGATATTCCTGGCGAATTTCAAGATGACATCCTAGCAGTTACTCTACTAAAAGAAGAGCTAACTGAGCTATTGTCAATTGGCGCTGAATACGATAGAGATGATCAACCTTCAGTTATGTTTGAATCCGCTAAGATCAATATGTATATTCCAGGAGCTGGAAAGCTTTAATATTTTATTTGATTAATGTTATGCAGTGACATGCAATCATTTTAATCTATGGGAGCTTACAGTCCCCATTGCTACGGATCACCACTTGTTTACAACTGGCCCGTCCACAAAGTGATACCAATATGCTTATCCTTCCATTTAAGCATTCACAACTGTCTTACGGGCCTTTAGCTCAGTCGGTTAGAGCATCGGACTCATAATCCGTGTGTCCTGGGTTCGAGCCCCAGAGGGCCCACTATGTTTAAAACTATTTTTATGTATATTTGGTTATTCTATATAGTATTAACTGAATCTCTTTTCATGCAATTCTTTGCAATATTTATTTTTTATGTTGCTTCTAAAATTGCTCCTACTTCTACCAACAATTGGTATTACCCTGAACAGGAAACCTATGACTAACGTTATTTATTATCGTGTTGCAGAAGATGAAAACTCTTATTGTCCTGAAAATGTTCATACAGTATGCATTCATTGTGAAGGTGAAACATTCTTTTTAATGACTAAAGAACAATATAACAAATGGAAAGTTCGTGGGCTTTATGTTCAAGACGTATTTCCACAGCTTGATAAAGAGACTAGAGAATGGATGATTTCTGGAACTCACCCAGCATGTTGGAATCAAGTCTTTGGCGAACAAGAAAAGGATTATTAATTATGCCTTACATTAAACCTGAATTAAGAGCCGAGATATTGCTTAGCCCTGAAGCTATAGTCAATGCCGGCGAATTAAATTATTACATCTCTACCCTTATTAATCACTTTATTGATAAGAAGGGTAAATCATATTCTACCATTAACGAAGTTATTGGAGCTTTAGAGTGTGCAAAATTAGAACTTTACCGTCGTATTGCAGCACCGTATGAAGATACAAAAATACAAGAGAATGGTGAAGTGTACACTAAGCTAATAGGAGACTAAACATGGGAATGGACGTTTATGGCAGAAAGCCAAAGAACGAACAGGGCGAATATTTTCGTGCCAATGTTTGGTACTGGCATCCTTTATGGGCATGTCTTGATGACCTTCACCCTACTATCTGTGGCAAATGCGAATCTCCACATGATAACTCTGGCGATGGATTAAATGCTAGAGACTCGTTAACCTTATCTAAGCTTTTAAAAAAAGACTTAGAAAAAGGAATCATAGAACAGTATATCACTGACTTTTATGCATCTATTGCAGCTATTCCATTGGAAGACTGCAAACATTGTGAAGGAACGGGCAACCGTGACTGGAATCAAGAAGATGGAACCATTCTCACCAAAGTGTGCAATGCTTGCAATGGAACTTTAAAAGTTTCATCTCATATAGCTTGGTACCATATGAGTTTAGATCTTATGAAAGAATTTCAAGTCTTTCTTGAAAACTGCGGTGGATTTAATATCCACTAAGATTTAACTAGTAGCCCTGTAGTGGATACGTAATTACAATATTTTAGGGTGGACCCATATCTTCCGTTGTAACTACTGGTTAATTAATTTGATGGTGAACGTTTATGGACGTGAGCGTTCGCCATCACTAGCTTTGATAGCAGCTAGTAAATTCAAACTTACTACGTGGTAAAACACAGAAATAAGCCGACTGAATTGCTAACCAAAAGTAATGACACTAGTGGCCCCATATCGCCCCATTGCCTGCTGTCAATTTATTTTATATTATATTGGAGAAATAATGATTAACATTAAGCGTAATTCACCTACTCATGTAGCATTGTGTTATCTTAAAATCAGGGGCCATAAATGGTCTACCGAAAATGATCTTATGGCTTTATCTCCTACAAAGTATAATAAAAGATTAAGTTCTGTTATGCGCTCACTTGATGTTCTTGTTCGACAGCAGCTTGCTATAAAGTCAGATAAAGGTTATACTATAACCAAGCTTGGCATACAAGCTTTGCACCAAATTGTAAAAGAACAACCCCAGAAACAGACTGCACAATGAAATTAGATTTTCGAATATGTTTGGATACATCTCCGTTTTCGTACACGGGCGTATCCCCTCACTCTTATAAAGTGTAGAAAGGGTAGTTGGTGGCACGCGGGTTCAATTCCCGTCGCCCGTACAATCTTACACAAAAAAATAGACCACTTACAGTTTGGATATTTAATGTCTCATTACTCTGACAACGATGATGATCTTTTTCAAGAACCATCAGCTCAAGCTCAAGCTCCTTCTTTCCATAATGTATTTTCAAATACTAGTCTTGGAAAAGACGAAGAACTAGAAGCTCTTATCGAATCTAGCAAAGATTATGCTAAGAACAAAGGAGTCGGTTCTGGTGGCTTCATGCTTAGAACTGGCGTAATTACTTCATTTTATGAAGTTTCAAACCGTTTTATTTTTGAATCTGAATCTTTAAATCGGTCAATTTTTAACGCTTTAAATAAATTATCTGATGGCAAGTATGCTAGCGAATTGTATGCTGACATACTTGAAGAATCAATTGCAAAACGTTTTGCTATTATAGAATTTTTAAATGCAATAATAACTGCAGACAATACAAAGTCTTTTGAGCTTGCTGCTAAACATTTGAATATTACTTTAAACGATTCCTTTATTCGCATATACTTTGGTTCTATGCATAAAGTTATGACTCATTCTATAAATCGCAACATTGATATTTATGAAAAGTTGTGTGAACAAATCAACAGAGTTCCTATGAAAGCGATTATCGATAAAGATTATTCTAATATCGATGTTCGTTCTTTCTCTTCTAACGCTTATATCAATCAATCCTTTCAGTCCATTAGAGAATCTCTTGGCTTTAAGATCTACTAATAAGGATTATATGACTTCTTATCCAGAAAAAATTCCCATCAGTGCTAACGCTCCTATAGATAACTTTTACTTTAGACTCGATGCAGCTAAAGGAATTAAAAAACAACTTCAATCTGATCTTGCTCATATAGATGAAAGAATAGATAAAATTGTTGATCACTTTACTTTATCTGATATGCCTATCATACGTTTTATCTTAAACATTAGTGAAGATAAAGAAGAGATAAAAAAAGTTGCTAAAGCTTTAGATCGGGTTGCTGATCTTATCGATGCTAAAAATAAAATACTTCCTAAGCTTCAACTAATTACAACTGCAGAACAAGATCCCAACTGGTTAGCTATGACCTTTGGTGATTTTTCTATGGATGTAGATTTAGAGCTAGATGACATTGCGAATGGAAAATATAATGACTGATTCATATAACTACTCTTTGGTCAAGAACGATCAAGGCACTTATGCCATCCGGTCTTCTGTTAAATCTTTTAACTTAGACCACGTAACTGATAAAGATATTGTATCTTTTTACAATAACTTCTCTCAGTTTGCGTCCTTTGATACTGGTCTACTTCCTCTAAATGGCACAGGCGTGCTTGCAATCCGTTCTGCTGGCCCTCAGACCCAGGTTGTGACACAACATGCCCCCGGTACGTATCACATCAACTGGGGAGCTCACGAAGGCGATAAGAATGCTAAGACATATTACGTAGCCCAGCCTTATCGTATTGTTATTGGAGACTTTGAAAACGGCAACCTTTTAGGTGCTAAGATGTTTTACTCTCCATATCCAATTACCTCTCCCAATAACGTTCTTTATCACGTTAACCTTCCTAACATTAACTGCAAAGGTTACCGAGGAAATGCTGTAGGTTGGATTTGCTTATACCACAAAGACGATTGGTCTTCTCTTCCTTTTAATGAAAAAGTTTCTCGTTTCATTGAGCGCTGCTCAGGAGTAGAGACTTACAATGACGCCAACATGTCAGAGACTGATGGCCCTCGGTTCTATGCTTCTAAGGGAAAACCTGAATATATTACTAATCCTCAGCTTTGGCAACAAAAGTCTGAAGAAGAAGGTTTTAACTGGACCTTAAATGAAGAGCTTTGGATTCCTGTTAAAGTTAAAGACATGGACGATCAAGGTCAACATGATGACAAGGGTCAAGAGCTAACTCTTGCTATGGCTATGCTAGGTAATTACCAAGCATACTACTCTGATACTAACATTCCTAAGATGTATAATATTATATCTCGTCCTGATCTATCTTTTACTGATGTAAACATTGCTGATATGTTTAAAAAAGCTTTTGCTTCTTCACCGGTAAACTATACTCATGAGGCTAAAGATAATCCTTATGACTTTACTGTTGCTAACAGAGAAAAAAACGGCTCTGCAGTTTTAGCTCCAAACTTATTTTCTAACAATAATGATGAAGATGATGAAAATGATTGGGTATGTATTTGCTGCGATGAACAGTATAATACAAGTGATGAAGAACCTATTGGAGACATTAATGGCAATGATGTATGTAATTGTTGCTTAGGTGACTATTATGTTTTCATTGAATCTGTTGATGGTTATTATCATAAAGAAGATGATAACATAATATATTCAGAACTTGATTGTGAATATTATCATAAAGTTAAAGATACCGTTGCACAATGCCATACTTGTTCAAATTGGGTAGGCGTAAATGGTCATTCTGATTCTTCAAAATCAATTATGTTTAAACAACTTCTTCACCTTCCTGGTTCTGAAGAAGTAATTTGCCCTACTTGCCAACCTCATTTTATAGCAGACAATGAATTAACTCCTACTAACTGCTACATATGTCAAGCAGTTGCTATTAAAACTAATGGTTGGGGAGAAAGTTACCCTATGTCAAAAGCTATGGTTGCTACACCTGATTTGACTTTAGCTCCTAAGGTTATTACCCTTTGTCAACCATGTAATGCTCAGCACTTTACTTGTCCTTGCGGATTGTTAAAGAATAATACTGATCAATTTGGATCATGCACTCCAACTATATTGCCAGAAGACACTTCCATTACTGTAACCCAGTGTTGTGCTGAATGTCTTGGCAATGTTACCGAAGACTCTGACGGAAACATGGTTGCTTATTATCAGCCATTCCAAGAAGAGTATGTTAAAGTTGCAATTAAACAAGCTGTTCATACTTTTTCTAAATCTATTGGAACTCACAAACAATCTAACAATGTGCCTAGCACCGAACCTTTTTAACAAAATAAAGAAACCCTAAATCTGGAGATTTTATGGACCAAATAGATAATATTACTTATATGAATGTTAAGTTGGAAGACTTAAATTACTTCTGGACTAAATCCGGAGTTCCATGCTTTATGGCAAACAGACCTAACATTGAAGAAGAAATTGAATTTCTTGGTTTCAATATTTACTACCTGATTTGCAATGTTGCTACTGACCGCAAAGTCGAAACTAATGTTTACGACAAAGGCATTACAACCAAAAACGTTTCTTACGTAACTGATCTTTCTACTAAGATTGTTAAGGTTGTTAACAACTTTGTTGGAAGAACTGTTTCTGAAATTGTTGATGAAGACTTGTATGACTTTGAAGCTACTCGTGAAACAGCTGAGTATAGTCTTCCAGCAATTCCTCGGGTTATCATCGATAAACTAGACGAGTTCTTTAGACTCGTTCACACTCAACATGGTACTGAGTCAATTGTTCTTTTGACATTTGATCCTCAGCATGAAGGTACTTCTCAGGGTTGGGGCGTTCTTGTCCCAGACCAAGTAAACACTTCTGTTCATTGCAAGTATGATGCAGATAGTATCGTAGATCAAAAGCCAGAAGATGTTTTGATTGTTGGTTCTGTTCACAGTCATCCTGACATGGCTGCATATGCATCTGGCACAGATCATGCAGACCAAGCAGACTTCGATGGCATTCATATTACTTATGGATGGCAAAAGTCTGTCAACAATGGCGCAACTCAATATCACATTGAGATGCAAATGGCTGGTCACACTTACACCCTTAAACCAGAAGATGTATTTGAAGATTATGTTTTCACAAAAGAACCCGATCCTGAAGTCGTAGGATGGACTGCTAAAGTAAAAAAAGCACTCCCCCCTATAGCGGGGGGTTCGGTTACTCAGGTGGCACAGGCGTCTACAGCGCAGGCTACAACGCAGGCACAGACTCTACCGCAGGCCTTTACTCCTCTTGGTATTCGTAACGGAGATTCTCGACTTCAAGAGTATCCAGACCCTAAGGACGATGAACCTTATCTTGTTATTGGTGAAGTAGATTCTGCTGGATCTGAATGCCCATCATGTCAAGCTGAAGTTCTTGCTTATGTCCCTAAGAGTTTTTATTGCGACACTTGCGATTTATGCTTTGCCCTTATGTCAGACTCTTATGGTGAGATAATTGACAACGCTAAAAAGTATTTAACTGACAGAAAATTTGATTCTAATATAACTTATTATCTTTGGACTAAAGATGCTCAAGATCAAGATTTGCTTATGCGAATTAAAGAAGTAGATTATAACGATGATGATAGCTCATTGCATACATCATTGCTGACTACTAATTCTGGTCCAACTTTAGAAGTTCTTGATGGTTACTTCTATGAAGGATTTGACGAAACAAGAACAGTTTGTTGTGATGTTCATTTGTACACAGTTGAAAAATGCACTTGTGAAAAAACTGTCTATTACGATGATGTAATTGAATTCGATCAAAGTCATCCATACAATGTGTATGATAATAAAGCTGCTTGTGTTGATTGCGAATTTTATTATTCTCGCAACTGCAAACCTTATTTAAATTCAATTGTTAATTTTGCAAAAAACAAACAAAAGATTGAAACCCCTATTGGTGAATGTAAAGATTTTACTCTTTATGAACTCAGCAATACTATGTCTAGTTACGATTAAGGAATAATTTATGGAACCTAAAAGAGTAGTTTTAGTTGGTGCCGGTGGCATTGGCACCTGGTTAGCAGAAGGAGTTGTTAGACTTCTTGAATGGAAATATCCTGGATCTGCTTTGATAATCGTTGATGGTGACAGCTATGAGCAAAGAAACTTAGAGCGTCAATCATTCACTCAAGTCGGCAACAAAGCTTCAGTTAAAGCTCTTGAGCTGACTAAGCAATTTAATCAGACTCTTGTTATACCTATTCCTAAATGGGTTGTTTCTGATGAACATCCTGAAACAGATGAAGAGTCTAGCAAGATTAGAGCAACTAAGTTGCTCGCTGAAGGCGATATCGTTCTTGCTGTTGTTGATAACTTTTCTGCTCGTAAAATTTTATTTGACGCAGCTTCAAAACTTAACAACGTAGATGTTTTTACTGGTGGAAACGATGATAACCTTTTTGGTAGCATCTATCATTATCGTCGTCGTGATGGCGTAGACGTTACTGCTCATCCAGTAGAAACACACCCAGAATACCAAAATCCACCTGATCGCAATCCAGGTGAAATGTCTTGTCAAGAACGAGCCGAAGTAGAAGGTGGCACCCAAATACTTGCCACCAATATGGCTGTTGCTGCAATGATTCTTGGTCGTATTCAATATACTATTGTTTCCGAACAAAATCCAGAACAGTCAGAGATCTACTTTGATCTAGGTCTTGGCATGTCCCAACCATATAATCGTATGGTCAATCAACAGCAACCCGCTTACCTATAATTAATAAACGGAGATAATAACATGGAAATGAATTCCAACCAAACAAACACCAGCACAGGCGAAGGCGTAGCCAACGTTCGTTACGGTGTATACAACCAACCAGCACCAGTCTCAGGAAAGACTGTTGGACAGGTCCGTGAGCAGTTCAGCAAGCTCTGGGGCATTAGCTCAGATGCTATTGCTTACAAGGGCAAAGACAAGCTTGACGAGAACTATGTCATTCAGTCAAACGACAACGTTGAGTTCCATCGCCGTGCAGGCGAAAAGGGCTAACACCTTTCCTAACATGATCGTGGGGGGGACTATTAAACTACTTGATAGTTTATTAGACTCTTAACAGAGTAGTCCCCCCCACTATTTTTTATAAAGCCATTAGATTATTATTTTGATACCTGGAGTACATATGCTCTTTCAGCAAATCCAATTGGGAATTCCCGCTATTTGGATTAAAACAACCGACCCTTACAGACTCGAAGAAAATATTACATCCTTTGATAAGCGTACATACTTTACAATTTCAAAAGATGGATTTTCTCAAAACATAAACTTCCAATGGAAACCAGTTCTTGTTTCTATACCTGCTCCTGAAGACGGTGCTCCACCAATAATCAAGACAACTACTGATTTGTCATTGTCTTTTGACTACATGCTTAATTCTTCTGCTGTTAAAGATCTTCCTAAATCTTTTATTTACAATTTAATTGGAGATCCTAAAGCATTTGCTAATGAATTTTCAGGCTTAGTCTCTTCCCTGCATTCTGATTACAGAAAATCTTTTAAATCTGATGACATTTCTTTAATGCCACTTCAGCTCATAGTCTTGAGCGCTTCTGATGTTCCAGAAGAAATTGCGCATTTATTTTATGTTCATGAAGATATGTACCCCACTCTTCAAGAGCTAAACGAAATTCTCAACCACATACATACTTCTACTAATGGCGAAGTATTAGATGCTGCTAAAGCCAAAGAAATTTCCAATGCTGGACTTGGTCTTACAGAATCTAAATTTATCAATCTCTGTCTTATGTCAGTACTTGAACATGGAACAATTAGTTCTTCTTACATCTATGAAGCTAAAATGGCTAATGTTAAGAAAAACGGAATCCTTGAAATAATAAAACCTAAGATTACTTTTGATCAAATTGGTGGCCTTGATAATATTAAAGATGTTATTATGCGCAATCTTTACTTCTGGAATAATCCTGAAGAAGCTGAGAAGTTTGGCATTCAGCCTATTCGTCGCATGCTAACTGTTGGCATTCCCGGCACTGGTAAGTCTGCTATATGTGAGGCAACTGCTAGTGCTCTTGGTCTTGACCTTGCCCGAACTGGTGTAAGTCAAGTCATGAATTCTTTTATCGGTCAATCAGAACAAAACATGCGTACAGTCTTTCAGCAAATTAAAGTCATGGCTCCGCTTTGCGTATGGATTGACGAGTTTGGTCGAGATATGTCTGGTGGTCAAAGCTCGTCTCAAGTAGACGGTGGCACTACCGATCGTGTTCATGGTGAATTTCTTACTGGACTTCAAGAACTTCCTAACGATGTTTTCTTAATGTGTGCTGCTAACCAGCTAAACCATCTTAAACCAGAAATGCTTCGTGCAGAACGCTTCGATAAGATCTTCTTTGTTGGCTTGCCATCATTTGAAGAACGAATTGAAATTATTAAGATCTATCTTCCTGAAGACACTTATGATTACTCTGCTATAGCTCAAGCAACCAAGTACTTTACTGGTGCAGAAATTAAATCATTAGTTAAAGAAACAAAATTCAATGTTGTTTCTGCTGAACACCGCATGCTCAATACTGCTGATGTAGTAAAAGCTGCTCCATTTATGCGTAATATTCTTTGGAATAAAGAACGCGAAATGATTAGAGACTTATATCGTTATGCTTATGACAACTGGGACTGGGCTTCTAGCTTCCAGTATAATGACATAGATGATATACTTGGTAAACAAAAATCTTCTCAAGCCCCTTCTTGGGACTTGAAAGTCTAACAATCTTAAACAAAAGGTAATTATGTCAATTGAAGAAAATGTAGAAGAGTTCTTAGAATCACTAGATTCTGATAACCAAGATGATAAACCAAAATACACTAATACACTTTATAAGAAATGGTTTAAATCTAAATCCCAAAGTGGTTTTATTTCCATTCGACCTTGGTTTCAGGGTATGAAATTTTCCATTGACATTGGTAAGACCAATGCTTCTGGAAAGCTTGAAAGTAATACTAACTGTTTTGTTGATGCTATTGACTTTGCAGCTTACCTTAAAGCTATAACCAATGGAACTGCTGCTCTTAACTTTCCTGCTAATGAAAGACTTGGCCTTGCTACACCTGAAGCATATGTTTCTTATGGTGGAACTATGACTGCTGCTGGTCAATCAATCAGTAGAATCTTTAAATGTCAGTATTGGCAGTCTGGAGACAACGTAGATACTAATGCGTTCATCTGGAAAGCTGGTCATTTTAAAGCTCGCAAGTCTGACAGTGGTGCATTTATTCCTGATATGAAATCACCTCTGTCTGTTGACTCTATTAAAGTAAGTCGTCAAGATATCGTAAGCATTTCTTATTTGCTTGATCTTTCTTTAGCTTCCCATGTCACTAACAACACAGAATGGTACGACGCATAATGTCAGATGATTCATTATTCGAAGGCATAAGCGATATAGACCTTCTCAGAGAACAAACTCAGCAACTTATTATATCTATGTCTAATAAAATAGACGAAAGATTTAAAGAGTTTGATGAGTCTATTGAGAATCTAGAGAAGCAGATTGCTACTTTAATTCTTGGTTTTGGCGAGCAAGCAGTAAACATGGAAGGCCTTATAGCCCAAATTAAATTTGCTACTCCTGAATCCCAAAAAATATTTATGGACACTATAGCTCACAGCAGAAAACAAATGCTTGAAGCCATGAAAGAAGGAGCCGGTGGTCTATTGGCTGCAGAAAGTCCAGGAGTTGCCTCAGCCATTGAGAGCCTGGCTGACGAAAAGTTATTTGACGGAACCGATCAATAACGTTTCTGTTCTATTTGTAGAATCTGAAAATTTTAATATATTAAATAATTTCTATTTTTTACATAAAATATATCCAATTGCAAAACAAGTGCATGACGAAATACATTCGTTGCATTTGTCATCTTTGCCATTTCTTGATTCATTACAAAATAAAACATTGTCCTTTGAATCTATACTTACGGAGACTTAATGCTACCTATATATCAAATACCTACAACTGGATTCACCAATGAGCATTTAGATGATATTCTTGATTCTATTGATGATCATCTTTATCCAGTTAATACTTTTATAGCTTATCATCTTTTAAATAAGAATTATTCTTATCTTAAAACTTTACCTAAAAGTTCTGAGATAACTGTAGAACGGTATGCTCAACTAACTTCAGAGCTAACTCTAAGTCAAACAGTTGTTGCACGCGCTTTTGCTGATGATATTTTTAATACATCTCACACAACTTATGCTTTCATCGGATCTAAAAAACTTTTTAAAACAATAGCTTTTGATTCCTTTCTACCAAGTGACTATGAGAATATCATATCTCAATTAACTGCAAACAATTATCTTAAGATATCTGGTCAAGGATCTGGATCTGTTGTTCTTCTTAATACACACAAGTTAGATCAACCTTTTACCGTACACAGTTTTAGTAATTCTGATAATTTTCAATCTTCTATATCTTCTTTTATCGATTCTTTTAATTTAACTAAAATTGATAATCAATACCTTTTAAATCTTTTATCTGAAAAAGATATATATATAAATTCTCTTCTTGAGCAAATTCAAAACCTTAAGACTGAGAACTATCAAGTTTCTCAAATGACTTGGAGATAATTAATAATGTCAACATCAACAATAAGAAATCTTTTGGATTCTATAACGGATCCTAAAAGTGATGATTATGAACTTGCCAAAGAGATTTCTAAAAATACTTTAACATCTTGTCAGCATCACAGTTCTCCTTCTAATCTTAATGCATCTTCTTCTTATGCTTACGCTAATAATCCCGGCATATATTCTTGTTCAGCTCCTACTCGCAAGTCTAACGATGGCCAACCTATCTCTTGTGTCTATGCAATGGAACAGTCTAATTGCCCGTTGTATAAGCCAGACTTTTCTGTTATGAATAAGGTAAGAGCTAATAATGACATTGATTATTATCTTTCAAGATTTCGTTCTTATGACGGAACATATCTTTATAGAATTTATGATAATAACTTAAATGTTTATTCTCAATTTAAATACACTCAAATAGAAATGGAAAACGACAACTTAAATTTAGAAGCAATTTCTTTATTTAATAAGTTTTTAATTGATTTGTCTATACAGTTTGTTCAACAAGATGTAGCTGAAGATGCTATGTTGATCCCCAAACAAAAAGAAACAAATTCTTATTTGAAGACTTTAGTTTCTAAGGAGTAATATTATGGATCCTGAATATTATGACTATAATTATTCTTTGTATACCCCACAGAATATATTTAATCTTACCCATCAAGCAACTCCCAGAGTTGTTGACAATGATCTTTGGATTAATTACCAGGTTAGTTTTTTAGATACTAATAAAGTAATAGAAGATCGTTCTAAATCTGCTTTTACTAGAGATTATTCCCTATTGCCTTTGGCCGTTAGGTATTCATCTCCTGACGGCAAGACTCATATTATAGAGCGCCCTCCTTTTGAGATAGAAATAGACTTTTCTACTGCAACTTCTTATCGCCCTAGGACTACTCCTAAATATTTACAATCAGTTAAGATGTGGATTCCATGGACCGTTTCAGTTATATCTACTGAGTATCAATCAGGTTCTTTTAGTAGTTCTTTTGTTTTTCATTTATACTTTAACGATGGTCCCCTTCAATCTTTTGATGATAAGTTAGTTCCTTGCTATCTTCCTAATTCTAGTTCTGGCAATATTTGTATGGGACAAGATTCTTTACCAACTAGCCAGATGATTGAAAATGGTTCTTCTATAACTGATATTTATAATCATACTTTTAATTCTTATTTTGGTGGATGGAATTGCGATCTTTCTTGTGCTATGCAAAACCTAGAATATTTTGCTCCTATAGTTGAAAAAATATCACAAAATAAAAAGAGTGCTGCTATTATTTCTAACTATTACAAAAGACATAACACTGCAAAGTATTACAAGAGTCTTTTGTATCTTTTGTCTAATATTTCTTTACAAGAGCACATTGGCTACATCACTTACACTAAAGAAAAAACTTCTTACCATCCAACACTAAGACATCATTTTAATAAATCTAATTTAGATTCTTTTATTTTAATATCTCAATCTCACCAAAATGCAACTGCTCCCTGGCATAGAATAGCAAGAATCTTGACTCATAACTATGGACAATATCCTTCAGTTGTAAACGAAACAAGTTTTAAAGTGGTTATAAAAAATTATCAAAGTTCTCTTATTCTTGATTATATTTCTAACCCTTATATTGTTGCTTCAATATACAAGGCTATGTTGAATTTTGACCCTGACAATTTACAAAACGAGTTTGATCATTCTGAGATCGCTCCTTATATTAAACAATCGGAGAATATTTAAATCATGTTAACACCTGCCGATTTTATATATAATGAACAATCTTCTTCGGAGTATATTGAATTCAACTATAGTCCTTTAGCTCTTGCTGGTCGTTATTCTTCTTATTCTGTCTCTGATTATTTCTTAAAGATATCTGATCAGTCTTCTACTGTTTCTCGGGAAATGAAAATTCAAAATCTTGAGTCTTTTCAAAGCTTTAATATAACTGTTGCAGAAAATGCAATGAAAGAACTTAAATCTGCTATTTCTCATCGTTCTTTTTCTGAAGATGAATCTCTTTTATTCCCAGGAGTTAGACATTTGTCACCTGGAATTATACTATTTGAACGTCCTCCGTGTCATAAAGTGGTATCAACTTACAATGATTACAGAGATCAAATAAGTAGTCAAACTGGTACATCGGAATACTACCTGCCTATTCCCTGGCAAGTCTATATTGCTATGTACAATCCAGAAGACATGAGATTAGTTTCTGTTAAGATGTTTTTTACATCTAACTCTTTAGCTTCATTGGACCAACCTATTTACTCTCCTCCTTTGTACAACTTTTATTCTAATGGCACTTTGTGCAGACCTTTCTTTAGTAACATGGAAGACATTGAGAAATACCCTAAAGATCTTTCTGGGGTAATTGCTTCTGCTTACGACTGGATCTGGAACAGTGGTTTTAATTTCGATATTACTGAAAGTATATCTTTCTTTTTGCATTGTAAAAAGTATGAACAGTTTGAAAAATATTTAAATCCTCAAACTATGCCTAATATGAATTGGTTGCGAGATCATAATTTATATAGTCTTCCTTCTAACTTGCCTTCTCAATGGCACAGTCCTTTCTTCAAATGCTGGGAACAAGTTCCTCTTTCTGAAATTTCTAAATTATCTTGGAATACTTTCACTGAAACTGAGTTCTATTACCAGCATATAAACAACCTCAGAGATAACTTAATTCATGAATTTTGTGATTCTCATGATTATGTTATTCACGAAACTGATTCTGATGAGGATGATTGCCACAGTGATTATTGCTCCGACAATTGTGTTCATCTTCACGAATTTTCTGAACTAGAAGCTTATCAAAAATTTATTGCTAAGCGCTTCTTATCTGAAAACCGTACTTTAACTCAAGCTTTAGATGATTCTGTTAAATTCTTGAATTCTCATAGAATCAATATTAAACCATCTTCTTACATTCAGTGTAGACAGATGTTCTCTAATATTATTCAGAATTCTGTTCTTCCGTCTTGACTTTTATATACCTTTTTGTTATTATATATAATCTAAGCTTGAAAAGGTAATACGAATGACCAAAAACAAATCATCTCAGCCTTCTTTTAACAGATCTGAAGTAGCTAAAATTCTCAATGTTTCTACATTGACTATCGCTAATCGAGAAAAAAATAATAAGTACCCTAACCCTAGAAGAGATTTAAATAATTACAGAATTTATACTATAAATGATGTTTTAAATCTTCAACTTATAACATATAATCATGTTGATCCAAAACCTGTTATATCTGTTTTGTACGACAAAGGTTATAAGGATACTAAATATCTTGGCCAAATAATTGACGAAGCTTTATCGAATAGGGTGAATACAAATGTCAACAGAAGATAATCAAAAAGAACAGGAGTATGCTGAAGGATTTAAACTTCTTGAAGACATTCCTGAAGGCACTACCACAGATGTGGTTACAGATCTCAAGATGGGTATATATAATTTATACCTTAATCTTTTGAACTACCTTATGGTAGAATATGGTTCAGCAGAAGCAGTTAGAATTTCTACTGAATTTTTAGATCAAATATCTAATACATTTAAAGATACATTAAACAAAGAATAATTGGAGACAATAGAAATGATAGATCCACGTAACAACGTAATATTAACAGCAGGCATCGTGTCTGATCCAGAAGTGATTGCTAATGGCAACATTGCTAAATTCAGAATTGCAGTTGACTTTGCAGGCAGCGAAAAAGGTGCAGGCGTAACTTCAGGATACTTTGATGTTACCTATTACCTTAAAGATGGAACAGACTTTGCTACTAAGAATGCTTCGTTTGTTTCTAAGCAAATCAGCGAAGGCAAAATGAAAAAGGGTTCACAAGTTCAGCTTGTTGGACGCTTGGTTCAAGAGCGTTGGCAGCAAGAAGGATCAGCTCGTTCGAAGATTGTTATTGTTGCAGAAGCCCTAACTTATGTTGGCTCTTCCTTCCAGAAGTCCGACACAGCAGCAACTAACGATCAGACTAAGCAAGCTGGATCAGCTAACTCTGTTCCGGATGAGTTCTAATTCATTTGACGCTTCCTTAGTAGAAGAAATTATAAACGAAGCTTTATCTGAATCTCCATCAGTTGAGAGATCTTATGGTCAACTCGGCTTTATGGAGACAGATATAGTTTCTAATATATTCTCAGCAATTGATAAGAAGTTGCCAAATGCAGATGTTGCTAACATCATTAAAGAGGCAAGAGTTTCTTCTAATTCTTTAAAAACTTCTTTAAAGATTACAGACCTGCATACAGTTACTCACAATTGTAGGAAGTGTCAATTTTCTTCTAGTCCAGTTTTACCTAAATGGAATGTTAATAACCCTGACGTTTTATTTATATTTGAGACTTCCTATTTAGATCAAGCTTCTTCTGATTTCTTCATATCTTCTTTGAAAGAAGTAGGATTCTCTTCAGAAAAAGCCTGTGTAACATATCTACTGAGATGTCCTACCAGGGATGTAGATCAAAAATATATAGACAACTGTTTGCCATATCTTCATAACGAAATTCATATTATGAATCCTAAGATTATATGTCCAATAGGAAACACTGTTCTATCTAATCTTTTTGGCACAGACCTTAAAATAAAAGACTACAAACAAAAATTAAACTGGCTAGGTAGTTGGCCAATATATCCACTCTATTCTTTAAACTATGTTTTAAAATCTGGAGAACCTGCTCAAGCTTCCTTCAAGGAAGATATCTTACAAGTGTACCAATTTATATATAAGAAAGGCAATAAAAATGGAGCTCACATACCTGAATGATAAAGCTATAGCTTCTATCTCAGACTACGAGATGTCCAAGTTTCAAAAAGTCGTTGCCCTCGACATTAAGTCTTCTGAAACATCTGATGAAGTTAGAACATATCTTCACTCTCATCTTGAACTTTGGCATTACAGTCTTCAATTAGTTAGAAGAGAAATTGAACTTCAACTATCTTGCCAGAAAAGTAAAGTTGAAATGCATAAAAATAATTTAAGAAAAAACAGTTCTCAGTATTCTGAGTCTCAAGTTCTAGATTATGTTAACAAACAAAACAACTGGAGAATGACAGCTGTCAAGTTTCTTTCTAATATTGAAAGAAGAACTCTCTACGTAAAGCTACTGTTAAAGAACAAGTGATATGAACATTTCTATAGAGTCAATACAATCTTTAGACTCTTCTTTTTTTGAAGAGGACTCTTATGAATTTTTAATATTTTATCAGTCTTACAAAGACTGGAAAGTATATGATTCTACAGAAATATCTAATCAAGTTGCTCTGTCTCTTGCTAATAATTTTATGAATTTTCACGGAAAGATTCCTTTTCCTGAAGATATTCTTAATGACCTATACTGGAGTGCTGTACCATTAAACACTTTCAGATATAAGTTATTACAAAATCTAGAATGTGGACTAGTAGATCCTACTGACACTCAACCTGGGTATATTGTTGAAGGTGTATGTTGGACTAACGGATTTGTCTATGTCGTTAGAGACAAAAAAAATATTATTCAAATCAAATTATTTATAGACTCAGAAACTTATACCAATTATGGATACCCTTAGTGGTGATATAATTGTTTATTGCCTCTGTAGTTAAATGGATATAACATGGGACTTCTAATCCCCCGTTCTAGGTTCGATTCCTAGTGGAGGCGCAAAGGGTAGCTATTGCTCAGGTCCATCGAAATACTAGAATAATAGCTGCTCTTTATAATCGAAAGTAAAAATATGGAAACATTTAAATTACACAACTTTAAAGAGAGTAGCGTTTTACATGCTGCCTCTTGGAATAATGAGACAAGAGATCTTATTATCATTTTTCGTTCAAGAGCAGTTTGGCTTTATCGCCAAGTTCCTGAAACTATCTACGAAAATTTTATTGCAGCTACCTCTTCAGGTCAGTTCTTTAATGTTAACATAAGAGACACCTATCTTTCTCAGTGCTTGTACAAACAAGGGGAAACAGTTGTCTAAACGTAAAAAGAACAAAAATACATACAAACAGAAATCTCATAATTACTATACCCATCAAACTAAAGACCCTAGGCAAATTAAAGAAATTGCTTTAAAAGTCTTTGGTTCTTTATATTATAATCCTAATCAAGAATCTATTTAAATTGTTTTTGTCCAGGATATGTAGTATAATCCTTTTGCCGATATTTATAAACGAGGATTTACATGACTACAATAATTGGAGTTCAAGGTGATGGTTTCAGTATTATTTGTACAGATTCCAGAATATCTTCTATGGACGATGGTGGTTTCGCCTCTCAAATAACAACTTTAGGAAAAAACTCTTCTAAGGTAGCAGTTAATGGTAGATACCTTTTAGGTGCTGCTGGAGATGTTAGAGCTATAAATATCCTGCATCACGTCTTTCAGCCACCTGTACCACCACCAGGCACAACAGATTCTAAGTTGGACCAGTTCTTTACTAGTAAGTTTATACCATCTTTAAGAGCTACATTTGAAGTTCAAGGTTATGCTGCTCCTGAAAGAGATGAGTCAAGCCACATAGCTGAGCAGGGCTCTACTGTCATCTGTTCCATTAATGGCTCCATCTATGTTGTGGATGGAGACTACTCTTGGACATCTGACGTCAGTGGCCTCTACGCGCTCGGTACAGGCGCTTCCTACGCTCTAGGTGCTATGTCTATCCTCTTTCCTAAAAAGGGCATTCCTAACATCGCTCAGGCTAAAACTTTCTGCCTTAAAGCTATTGCGGTTTCTGCAAAATTTGACCCCTATACTGGTCCCCCTTACTATTGTTATGTACAGGAAGAGTCATAGAACGGAATAATAATGGATTTTGATAAACTTACATGCAGCTCTTGCAGCATTGAATGGAACCGTCAGAAAACTAGAGGAAGAAAACCAAAGGTTTGTCCAGATTGTACCATTAAACCAATAGACGAAGTAGAAGAAGAAGATCCTACGGAAGACATTCCTTTGTCTCCGGAACCTCGTCGTGCAAAAACTAAGTATCCACCTAATACAAAATGGTTATGCCATTCTTGTCAAGCCACCGTTAAAATCGGTATTGGTATTAACGAGGAGCCAACACACAAATGTCAGAAAAGACTTAAAAAAGTCTTTCCTTTAGAAAGAGTTTAATATCTTAATGATTAGTTCCAATTGGCCTATGCCACAAAATTCAAAGGTATCAAAAAATGAAAACTCTAATTCTATCAAGAGTACTGAATCTAATAAAAATTCTTCTCTCTTTAACAACACTGATATTAAAAATTTCATTGCCTCAAAACAAGAGTTTATTACTAACAGTAGTTTAAACCCTAAACTAAAAAGCGAATTAAAATCTGCTCTTGATGATTTAGCTAAATTTATTAATCACAATCAATTAAAAGGTAAGCACTTTCAAATAGGTTTTGCTGTAGATGATATGAGTGAATTAGCTGTTATCCAACAAGGATTTCAAGAACAGTTTATTGATCAATCAGACAACGATCCATTTTAATATTATGAATTTTGACGAGTGGATTAAAATAGGTTTAGATAACAATTGGTGTGGACCAGCTGTATGCTATACTCATGACGGTCTTCCTATGAGTGAAGAAGAAGATGATGAGTTTGCAGACGGATCAGATCCTTGCATGCACATTATCCGTCTTTATGAAGACGATGAACATAAAATTAAAATTGAGAGTGTACACTCTCCTTCTATCTGGAGAAAACCTTATGAACCAAAGTAAAGAAGAACTTTTGGAGTGGGTTACTAAATGCCCAGAATGTGCTGTTGCCAAAATCGAGATTCTTCAAATGGATCTTGATGAATGGAAATCGATTGCTCAGTATCGTGAGCAAGAAATGCACAGATTAGAAAACGCGTTAGCTCGTGGTTACACCTAATTAATTTAATGGAGAAAATATGAAATCTTTAATTCAAGCTATTAACAATCTAACCAATGCTATAGTTAGATTGGCTACAACTGATAAAACTGTTACCCCAAAACCTGTTTCTCAAATAACTACTTCTAATCCTTACACTGGAACTAGTTCAGTTAATGTAACTCCATCTTATGCTTCTACGGGTACAGAAGGTTGGTTTTCTTTAGATGCTTCTGAAAAAGAACAACTTTATTATATCTATAAAGCTATTAAGACTAAAGCTACAGATTCTAGCTATATTCCCAATTATACTAATTCTGACATTGCTTTTACAAAAATGATGGATAACCTTCATGCTAATTGGCCTTCTTTCCATGCCCCAGTTCAAAACCTTATTCTTTTAAAAAGAAAATCTATTCAAGATAAATATAATAAAAGAATAAATCCTTCTTCTAAAGAAGTATGGAATTTTCCTCATCAACACGAAAATCCTTAAAGTGAAAAGAGATATATCTTTTGAAGCTAAGGATAGATTGATTAGAACCTGGGGTCCTGAAGTTGTATTACAATGTTCTTGTGGTCAAGTACCATCACACTCTATGTGGGGACAATACTCAAATCCACGTTGTCCTGTTTGCAAGCAGGTGTGTCACGTAATAAGTCAAGAGTGGGGATTTACTTCTGATGGATCATAAAGAAATGCGAGATGCTATGACTAGAGCACTAAACCAGATACATAATGACTTTTGCAATAACTGCAAGAATCCTTTTGATGAAAATCAAGGCGGATACACAGATCTTATAACAGTTGATAAAATGTATAAGCTATGGTATTGTGACGACTGTTTTGAAGTGGTTGAAGATGAAGATGATTATTTCAAAGATTAAAAACCGTAGAAAGCATAAAGTTATTTTTAGGCTTCAATCAACCGGTAAAAAGATTTGCACCGTTAAATTTACGGATAGAGAATTTTTGAGAATAACTCTTGCAGCTATGTCTGCAAATATTACTCTTGAAGATTTTTTTATTGACATAATAAGAAACGCAGGAAAAAATGACACACCATAATCCTATTGCAGAGGCAATAAAGAAATTAAAGCGTCATCCTAATAATTCTGATCAACCTGATCTTACCCAAAGTGAAACAATAACTAATCAGAGACAACTTATTAAATTCTGGGTAGATCACGCTAAAAGATTAGAACTAGAAAACCAAGATCTCAAACTTCAAATATCTACTCTACGTGAAGAGTACAACTATACGCAAATCCCTGAATAATTTTTAATACAATAAAGGAGATGTTATGACAAAACCTACAATGAGTAACTCTGAATACCTTGAATTATGCAAAGAGCAAAAAATTAATCATCCCGATGTAATGGGATTTTATTTTCCTAAACCAATTCCTAATTTTGAACCACCTATGATTACCGATAGTGGCACTTTAAGAGAACCATCATTTCCTATGGTATCAAAGTGTTGTTGGGACTGTGCATACTTGTATTATTTTGAAAGAACAATAGAAGAAGTAAAAGAAATTTATGGCTATGGCAATAATAAAAAAGATAGAAGCTATTATCTTAATGGAGAACTCATAGAAAGAATTCTTACTTCAGAACAGATTGAAGCTAAGAATCTTGCAGATGAATTGCATATTCAAAAAAATTTAGGATATTACTTTTGTACTTTTCCCAAAGAAGATCTTAATTCAGGAATTTTGATTATTGAAAATGAAGAAAACATTGAAAAATTTGATTATGAATGGGCTTGTGACATTTGTGAAATGAGTGGTTGTTACTAACTATTTTGTTTTTAAAATTGCTATATAGGGTAAAATTTAGAAAAAAATTTGTAGGCCCAATTCCTTTTTAAATTTTTCCTAGCACCTGGGAATTTAAATCTTTTTTTTCTAGTACAAAATAGAATTATTATAAGTAATATTTTTTCAACTCTAGGCCCTTAAACTGCCGAAAATTATCTCATTACTTTAGCTGCAGTTTCCCCTGCTTCAATTACTTTTGCCAATGTTCCTCTACTCATGACGCCAATCCTTCTAGCAACTCTTTGTACTGGGCCTGCACTTTCAGCTATGTCATCTGTAGCAGACGATACTTTTGCACCTAGGGTACCAAGAGCCCTTCTTGCTGTTACAATCGGCTGCCTAACAAATTCATCAAAAATAGTAGGATTCATTACCGGAGTCATATCGACTGCACCAGAATATCTAACCGAAGAACCTACCGCAGTTCTTGGTATTGAAACAGAAATGTTACCTATATCTTCTACAGCGTTTCTATAAGGATGTACTCGGCCACGAAGTGCAACCTTTTTTCCTGTAGCTATTGTACCTTTCAACTCAATTCCGGATTCGGGAGGGAATGGATTAAGATTAATATCCTCTACCTCAACACTTCTAGTTATTGCTTCGGTATATATCTGTTCTGCATCAGCGCCTTGCTTAGAAAGTTTGGGGAGCATGCTATCGTCATGGATTGCCGTTTCCATGACACTTGTATCCACCTCATATGCGTGCAAGAAAACATCACTGCCATCTCTAGCTTCTCGTCCCATTCTATCACGAGCAGAAGATAAAGTTCCGGCATGGAAGACTGAAGCAGCGTCCTGACTCTCTCCTGATAAGAAGCCAACAATTCCATCTAGGTTATCTTGGTTTGCTTCTTTAAAGGGTCCGTCTTTAACTCTTTCACTAATAATCTTTAAAAGTGTTTCCGGATTTTTTGCAGCTTCTATTTCCTCTGCTTTGATAATTCCTTGATCAAATAAAATATCTATAGTGTCTTGGACGTTTGGATGAACGTCCATCAAGTGCGGTGCTATTGGAGATGAAGAGGCGTGATAAAAGAATACCTTTTTACCTCTTTGTAATGGGTGTAAAGCTTCAGCTTCAGAAAACTGATCTGGGTTTGATATTCTACCAATGTCTTGCAAGAATTTGTCTATAGGTTTTGTGTCTACAGCTGTAATTATAGGTCTAGTTACAGGAGGATTTAAATTGGGATAGATAATATCATTTGTAAACGTTTGAGATACACCGGCTAGATGCAGACTCTACAGCAGTTTGCGAACTTTGGATTTCGGCATGTATAGACTCCAACATCCCCGACAGCCCAGATGGACCAAGATCGCCTACACCTAGACCTTTCTTGAGCTTATCAAAAAAACCCATCTAGAATAATCCCATGCTATGACCCATTATTGCTGCTGATCCAAGACCAAAAGCTGCAACACCAAGTGCACCGTAGCCAGCCTTACTCTTTCTCAGTAGGGTAACGCTTTCAGATAGGGCTTTGTCTGATCTTCTTGCAGCTCCAGATGCTTTACGCATAGTGCCTAGGCTTGTTGTTCCAAATTTTTCTGCGCTTCTAGCTATCCCAGCAGCTCCTTTTTCTAGTTTCATTGAAGACTTTCTTGCTGCGTTTGACTTAGCCATATTCCTAGAAACGCCACTCCTACCAACAGCAGTTATGCCACCGCCTATCGCCATGATTCCAGCTCCGGCAA